TTAATTATCCTTATTTGCCATCTTTGGGGGCGTAATGGGGGTGACGCCGTATTTATCGTTAAGCATGCTCACCTGATCTCCGCTGAACTCTTTAAGCCAGGCCGAATACACCCTGTAAACCATCTGTGCGTCTTCGTGGCCGAGCTGGCTTGCAATAAATGACGGGTTAGCACCGGCAGAAAGTGCCCAGCACGCGAAGGTATGTCGTGTCTGGTATGGCGTTCTCCGGCGGATACCGGCTTTCTTTACTGCTGCATCCCACCGATCGCTGATCGAATCGCAGGTAAAATACTTCCCTGGCTTTTGCTTCTTCAGGCCGGGCAGGAAAACGAATCTGTGCTGTTGCTCCTCGGAGCTGCCGTATTCTCTGAAATGCTGAACGATGGTCGTCTCCGCCAGCTCGCCCGTTATTGCATACTGCGCGCGTAAAGCATCCAGTGCAGGGGCGAGTAGGGGCAGCACCCGATTCCCGGCCAGCGTTTTTGGCGGGACGAAATTGCCCTGTTTCGTCAGGTTTCTTCTGACGTGAGCCGTGCCTGCCTCAAAGTCGATATCATCCCATGCCAGCGCCGCCAGTTCCCCGTGGCGCAGGCCTGTATTGATGGCGAGCTGCCACAGGTTACGGTCCTGACCACTATTCGACAGGATTAGCCTGGCATACTCCTCACGATAAAGTGGATCGGGCTTTGTGCGGTCCTTATGCAGCTTAGGAATGTATTCAAACGGTTTATCGGTGATAAATTTACTGCGGTGCGCATAGCGCAGGATCTGACAGGTCAGCGATATATAGTCGTTAACCGTGTTAACGCTCCGCCCGGTTTTCTGGCGCTTATTGCCGGGCGCATAAAATGTCTCGCCGCGCAGCAGCTCCTTCCGGTAATTCATCAGATCGCTGTGGGTGATATCAGCAATTAGGGTCATTTCTCCGATAATCCGGTTAATGGTTTTAAGCTGCGCTTTAACGCGAGCCATTGTGTTTTTTGAAATGTCTTCTTCCTTAGCATTGAGCCAGAGTTCGACCAGATCACCCCAGGTATACGCTACGCGGGTCGATGAGAATTTCTGAAGAGCCCTAGAGTCGGGAAACCGCGCCGCATAATCAAACAGGCCAAGCTGGATTTCACTGACGATCACAGCGCGCAGATTACCGGCTTTCTTTATGTTCGAAGCATTAACGGCCCATCCTTTAAGGACCTCCCGACAGCGGGATCCGCGGTAAAGAAAGGTAATACGGATTTTCCCGTTATGCAGTTCAACGCCCGTTGGGTATGACATTACGACTCCTGTACTAACTGGTTAATCCGCGGGTAGTTGTACCAGATGATGCCTCGCTGGGTTTCCATACCGGACAGGGAGACGCGCTTAAAATGAATGCCTTCAATCCATGCGCCCTGGCGGAACGCTTTAATCTGGCGATCGCTGAGACCAGTTTTTTCGGTCAGTTTAGATGCCACGATCCACTCTTCATTGAAAATTATCTGAGCCATATGAAGTACCTGGCGATCAGCACGAGTATAACTATGCTGATCGCGCGTTAATGATATTTCGATATCAAGACATCCGGCCGGCAAGGTGACGCAGACGTCGCGCGCCGGTGATCGCCGTGGCCACATAGCTGGCGCTGCGGTTTTGGACTTCGACCTTCACCTTCATTCCGTCCACCAGCACCGTGTATTCGCTGCTGGTGGCCCGGCTGGCGTAATCGCCGAAACGTTCAACATGACGGGCCAGCGCGGCATCGCACGCCCGGCGGGCCAGGGGCGAATCTTTCCTGCTTCGATTAATGAGTCTCATTCGGCACACTCCGGATCAAACACGTCCCAGCAGTTCCGTTCGATGTTCGCCAGCAGGCGGCCGTCTTTGACCTCGACCAACAGGCGGCCGGTCAGCTCTGCGATTTGCTGGTTGTTGTGCGTCTGCAGCAGCCGCAGTTCCTCAACGCTCCAGCGGGTTTGTTTCTCGCTCATCTCGTTACCGGGAGGGTTTCCCCTCCCGCCTCCATCAGGCCACGTATTCCGGCTTCATATCGCCCAGGGTAATGGCAAACTGGTCATACAGTTCGTCACCCAGGTTGCGTTTGGCCGCAGCCAGTGTTTGTTCGGCTTTAGCAAACTGCTCAGCAGCATCCGGCTCACCGGATTGGGGCAGGGAGTTAATGGCCGCCTCTACTTTGTTGCGGGCATCCACCAGGTAGTAGCGCCGAACGGCTTTGTTTTTCAGCTCAGTGAACAGAGCTGAGCCGAGGGTGGGTTTGGCCGCTTCGATATCAACCCGCACGGCTTTGGCCTGGTCCACCGATTGCGCACCCTCGATGCGATCACGGAACTCGTCGGCCATCACGTCGATATTGGTACCGGATTCCTGTGCGCTTGTGGTTGCCTCAGGAGCGCTGCGGGTAATCTCGCCCAAAGTGACACGCTGCTGCTGCGCCGGGTTGATTACTTTTTCCTGACGCTCCTCGATTTCATCTGCGGTGTATACACCAAGAATTACATCGGGACAGTAAAGGCGCGCCCAGCGTTTCACTCCAAGATAAGCCAGCTGCTGGCGGGGGTCGCTTGCCCAAAGTGTTGAATTACGCACCTGAGCCTGAGACAACATCAGAACGAGTTCGCGGGGTTCGTCCTCGCCTTTCATGGTTGCCCACACGCGGACACCCACACCTGCCTCATCTTTCAGATTCCAGCCAGGCGCGATGTATTTTTTTCCCTGTCCATTAGTTTTCTCAACAAACCGGCCAACGATGTTTTCCCATTCACCAAACCATTCAAAATGCAGACGGTCCTTTGTGGGAGACATGTTCGTAACAACAGCGTTGACCAGTTGAGCTTCATAACCAAGTACGCCGCTATTCCCGACGATGAACGTTTTCTGAGCCACGGCGAATGGATCCATACCCCAGCGAGCAGCTTGCATTACCACTGCCATGCATGCGTCAGGCTTGCCACGAAAATGCTCTGGTACAAACGCGCCGCTGTTCGCCATGACTGCCGATAAGGTCCGGAGGCGCTCGAACAACTCGCCGTTGGTCAGTATTGAAATGTTGTCGATCATTTGCGTTTTATTTTCAGTGTTAGAAATTACTGTAGACATTGTCATTTCCCCTTATGCCTGGTCGCGCAGCGCTTCAAGGCGGCGCAGGTCGAAATCGTCAAGTTCATCGGTATAGTCTTCGGTGATCGGCGCAGGCCACTCTCCTGTGTCGAACCCGGTAGCGATAGCACGCATGGTTTTGCGGTATTCCAGCATACCCAGCTCCAGCAGCTCTGCAGATGCCTCAATAATGGCGATCCAGTGGTAGTTCTCGTCTTTGTTGACGAAAATCCAGAAGAACTGATCCAGCGCTGCGGTTTCGCAGTACATGGCCGCGCTCAGGTGATAATCACGCATCCGGATCTCACGACGCAGCCGGGCTTTAAGCGCATCTGCTTTCACATCCCACATGCTGATAGTTTTTAGGTCGGCACCGATGCGAACGCCGTCCAGCTCGATTTCGAGGTCCGGGCGCACTCGAATTTCCAGGCCTGTCTCTTCGTCAATGCCGAAATAGCTGGTCTCTACGGCTCGGCTCGGGTGCGTCAGCAGGATTCCGGAGGTCGGGTGCGCCAGCAGCGCTTTCTGGATGGCGATCCCGGTTTCCAGCTGCTGACGGGTCACCAGCACTTTGCCTTCCGGGTTCTCGCGCCAGGCATCCAGCAGCTCGTCGGCGAACACGGCTTCCGGGCGTACTGCCTTGAGCGCCTGAATCAGATCCGTTTTGGTACCGGACACTTTTAGCGGCGCGGGCTTCTGTGCTTCCTGCGCAACCAGGTCAGGATTTACGATCGCCAGCTGCTCGAGGAGAGCATCACGGCTGCCGGTGGTCTTTGCCAGAGCGGGCAGGGTGGCGTTGTACTCTTTGATGCAGGCCTTCATAGCTGCAGCGGTCTGCTTTTTGTCGGCCTCGATGCGCTGGAACTCCTCCGGCAGCGCCATATAGCTTTCTGCGGTTTCGTCAACTGCGGTGCCCAGCGGTAGCGGCGCAGGCAGAGTAGCGTTATGGGCCTCCAGCAGCGATTTGATATCGTCAGCGCTCAGCTGCGGCGGCAGGCTGGCGTTGTACTCGTCAATGCAGGCGCGGATCGTCGCCGTGGTGGTGAGCGCACCTGCCGGAATCTCCGGCTCGATGCTGAACTCGGCGGCCAGTGTCTCCGGCTGGAGCGCCAGTGCATGCACCAGGTTGCCCATGTCCAAAACCTTTGACCGCTCCTTCTGGATGGTCTTAGAGACGTGGCGCGCTTCGAAATACATCAGGGAGACGCGGGCGTCTTTCACCATCGTGCTGCTGATGCCGTTCGCCGCGTGATACACCTCGTTCGGCACACCCTCATAACGGCCCGGCTCGAAATAGGCTGGCCATTGCGGCGCTGCAGCTCCTGGCTCGGAAATATCCGCTGCTGGTTCGATTACTGGCGTTTCTGGTTCGGTTTGAGGTAATTCCGGCTCATCCTGGTTCAGAGGTACGATATTCTGTTCCAGATCGGCGGCAACGTTGCTCGCCAGTTCCGGTGCCGCAGCGGCGAGAATATCCGCCGGGTTTACGCTGCCTGCTTGCGCAGCAACTTCATCAACACTTTCGACCGCTGATAACTCAGCACCAGCCTGGCTTTCGCTCTGGTCAGTCTCTTCCATCTGCACATGTACGACGCTCTCCGCTTCCTGTTTTGCGACTTCATTTGAGGGGGTGGTCAGCAGACCATCGATGGAGAACACGCCGCTGCCCAGGCTCTTAACTTCGGGCTGTGCTGGTTCACTGGCGGTGGCGTTATCTACAGCTGGGGCGATCACCAGCGACTCGACAGCCTGCCAGCGCGCATCGCTGTCTGCTTTTCCGGTATCGGGAATGAACGCCACTTCCTTGCAGTTTTGAGCGATATAGGTGATCAGCTTTGGCGTCTCTTTATGGATGCCCTCTGGTGCAGTGCGGATCAGGACAAATACGGCTGCGCGTGAAAAATCCAGAATGCCCGGCGTCTTACGCAGCTGAGTGCTCCATAAGCTCCAGGGCTCTTCTTTGTTGGCGATGATTTCTTTAGCCCGACGCAGCACGCCGCCCGGGATCTCGTAGATGTTGTAATCCATAGGCAGCAGGGCGGCCGCGATTTCAATATCGAGAGTGTCGAGAGTGTGTTTCAGGTCTGGATTACGATCGATTGCTTTACTGCCGCCAGCATTGGTGCCAGTGTCAGTGCGCTGCATAGCTGACTTGCCTGCTTTCTTGAGCCATTTAGCAGTGACACCATCCCGGTCAATTTTTTTGCCATGGGCAGTGATTGAAGAATTGTTGTTATATGCGTCGATCCACTCTTTGAAGAACGAGACCAGTTGCGCCAGCTGCGGTGCCGGGCCGTCGACTGGCCAGATAGACTGAGTATCGGAAAACAGATCTGCCAGGGTTTCGGGGAAAACACGCTGCAGCTGGCGAGCCTGCTCATTGCGGCATGCCAGCAGCACGTTCTGCGGGTAAGAAGCATCCATGTCCAGGCTGATACGGGTGATCTCGGCTGACTGTTCGGCGCTCAGTTCGTTAAACAGGCCAAATAGCCAGGTTCCCAGCACGCGCTGATTATATGAATAGTTCTGATGACCAGATGCGCCATCATCAGCGGTTTCAGTGCCTTCCACCGGAGCTTGTTGGCTCTCAATCCATGACTGGACGATATGGTTTCGTCCCTCCTCTGTGGCAGTCGCATATGCGCAGGCAAACTGGCGCACCAGATCTGCAGTCATGTTGTCCTGAGAGCCTTCTGGCCACACCTGCCGGATTGCGCGGATCACCCCCGCAGTTACGCCACCAGTAAAATTTGCTACCGCTGGATCAGTTAGCGCGGCAACAACAATGCTTAAGGTTTCGCTGTTGTCAGCCTGGACCGCTTCTTTGACTTCGCTCAGTTGCTGGCGGTCAATGTGCTGCTGGTCAAACAGCCATGCGGCTGCAATCTGCTGTGGCAAGGAGAGTTCACGAATAGAGGTCCACCCATCATCCTGGCCGGAATCATTTTCATCCTCAGTGTTGATGCTTTTCTCTTCGCCAAGGACCGGACTCCACGAACGACCATCTTCACCCAGGGTGTAACGATCGCACCAGGTATCATCCAGCACGCCTTCTTCCGGCAGATTATCAGCGACATGCCAGTCGGTGCGCTGCGGCAGCTGGTAGTCAGCGCCACGGCCAACAGTGATATCAGCATCGTCGAGAATGTTGAGGATCTCGCGTTCTGCGCGAGTGTCGGATTTTGCAGATAACCAGCAGAAGAGGTTTTTCTTCTCTGATTTTGCTTTAGCTTTAATCACAAACGCATAGGTGTTCATTGCGTCTAAGCTCCTTTGGGTTGTAAGATCCCCGGCGCTGTATAAGCCGCCTGACTTTGGTGGTTGTAATTTCCGGTGTGCTTTGGTCGGCCTACACCGGAGGGAGAGCCCGCTTCGGCGGGTTTTTTCGTTACAGGGTCACGGCTGGTTGTTCGCCATTACGGACAATGCGCTCCACTTCGAAACACTCGCCCGCTACATGCTGCTCAACGGCTGCCGCTTCACACTGGCGCTGGTCTTCATACACACCCAGCACCACATCCTGAAAATCGCCATTGGTCATACCTACGGTCAGCACAAGCGCGAATAACGTATTCATCAGTGCGTCCCCGCCGGTACCAGATGCGGCTCAATGTTGCGGGCGGCATACGGGCGACGAATGTGACGCAGGTTGCCCTGCGGTTCATGCCAGTAAGTGCCATCGGTGTAGTTAAAAGAAACGAGCCATGCTGCGCCGGTGCGCTGGTTGCGCATCACTACTGCCTTCCCGCTGTTTGGTACTGTCTGATTGGTAGTTGCCATCTCATCCTTCCGGTCTTTCCCGGCGTCAGAACGTAAAACCTGATGCGCGTTATTAACTCCACCTCATCCGACTATTCGTATGCCGTCGGCGGCTACTTCGTGGGCTCCATGCCTGGGTGGTTCGTGGTGCGTCTTAGTGATTGCATATTAAGCCTGAGACTTAAATAATGTCAAGTCCCAGGCGAAATGTGGTTGTAAGTTTCAGGCTTAATCGTGATGTTCACCGGATTGCAGGCAAAAAAAATCCCGACGCTCGGGTCGGGATCGGGGAGTTCGGGGTGGAGCTTGTCAGCAGGGCTGGTGGAAGATGATATAAAAACTCGGCGCGGTAGCCGGGTGGATGTTAATGTTCATTTGTATGAAACTAAAAGTTAAAAAGGTAAATCAATTTGCCTTTGTGGGTTGATTATTTTTTTTACATTCACTATTTCATATGAAGTTTTTATACCTTTATCAGCAAGGTACTGAGTGATTTTTAGATCAACGAGTAAAAGATCGCCTTTTGCAAAAGCAACTGATTGCTCATCAATCGCTTTGAGAAATTTCTCATCACTAACCTCGGCTTGAAATGGACTTGCACCATCTGAAAAATTCCATTTATGGCCTTCTCGGAATGAGATATCGAGAGGATGAAGAGCTCTTTCAGTAATGGACTCAGAAATAATGGTTTCTTCTGTGCTATCTACTTTAAAAAATTTTGCTTCATTCTTTGTAACTTCAACGAAATTATGGCCATCATCGATAGTGACTGCAAAACTATCGATCCCATCCCTCTCCAATGGTTTAGTTATTACATTCTCAAGAGCTCTGCGTATTTTTTTATTCTTATATAAATCTATGACTTGGTTGTCAAAAATCTCGCTTTCATCATCGATGAAAATTGTGGAACAACTGTCAAATGTTGGCTCGATACGTTTTATTTTTTTTGGGCCTAACCATTTTATTAGCTGAATAAGGCCTTTGTATGATTGCTTGGTAGCTAAGTAGCCAAAGCCTACCAAGCTTATGATATTGCAAGCAGCAGAAGCATTATTACCAGAAAAAATGCCTATTATTTGACTTGATATAGAAGTTGACTGCGCTATGAGATCAACTCCAAAAGAGCCAGCCTTAAACGAAGCATTGACCTTCACAGATATACGTTTTTCTTTGCCATAGATAGTTTTCCCCGCCTCTTCTAAAGCATCGGATAGTGACAACAGCGCCGGCGCAAGATCACGCACATCCATCTCGTGCGTGTCTAAAGCCGGGCCGTCGTAAACTATTCTGAACTTCATATCGTCACTATCCATTAATGCCTATCCTGTGCATGATTATAAACCTGATCGCATATACAGTACATTTTTAATAAGCCATTACTTAGATGTTTTTTACCCACTGCTACTTACTATGCATTGACCAGAGGCTTTCAATCACCCTGCGACCTGATCCGCCCCTTTATGTATCTCTCGTACAACTCATCTAGCTCTTTCAGACGAAGCGCAAAGATGCGGAGCATGTTCTGCTGCTCTTCTTCCGGCAGCTGGCGGTAGAGCTCCAGCAGGCGCTGTTCATCCGGTTTTAGGCCGTCCTTCTCACCAACGTCCTCACCGAGCAACCAAGGCACAGACACGCCAGCTGCATCAGCGACAGCGAGAGCTGATTTCTTGCTGATCACGCCTTTTTTAAACCAGCCGTTCACAGACTGCGGAGTTACCCCAGCAACCCTGGCCATATCGGATTTGGTCATACCGCGCCCGCTTAGCTCTGAAAGGCGTTCAACAAGTATTGGATTAAGTACGGTTTTCTCTTTCATGTTCAGAAGAATAAGCCTTTTGCTTAAACTTGAAAATTAGCCTCAGGCTTGACAATAAATTAAGTCTCAGGCTTAATTTGATTGTATTCAAATCGGAGACAACGATGAACGGGTTAACGAAAGCCATTAAGTCCGCAGGCACTGCCACCAAGCTTGCAACCATGTTGGGCATCAAACCAATGTCAGTTAGTCGCTGGAAGAACCGCTACCAAGGCGTAGTACCAGCAGATCGAGTTCTACCCATTTTCATAGCTACTGGCGTAACTCCCCACGAGCTGCGCCCAGACCTATATCCAAATCCCACTGATGGTTTACCAAAGTAGGAGTACTGAACATGCAAACACTTACATATCAGCAGAGTAACCCGTTTTTGCAGGCAGCGATGATAAATCGCTCTCAAGGCGCTGATGACCTGCCCAACCACAGTGATATCCGCGACGCCGTTCGAGCCTGGGCAGCGGTTGCCGGGCAGGACGTCGTTGCTGCTCACATCGTAGACCAGTGGCGCAGCTGCGGCGGGAAGGGAATCGAGTTTTCGACAGATATCAGCCGCGCCCGACAAAAGCTTTTCCGCTGGCTCGATAACCGTTTCGATACTGATGACTGCCGGGATCGTGTGCGCCAGCTAACGCCCGCTATCTTGGCCGTTCTGCCACTGGAGCATCGCGGCGCGCTGGTGGGCGGAGACTGCAAGCTGACGCGCCTGGCGCATGCAGAGAAAGAAGTTGCAGAAGCAAAACGCGCGGTGCTGCTGGATGCGCCCAGGCATCAGAAGCTGAAAGAGGTCAGTGAGGGGATCGTGTCAATGTTTCGGCTTGAGCCGGATCTGGCCGGGCCGCTGATGGCTATGGTAACGACAATGCTGGGGGGAATATGACAGATCTGAAAATGGTGAAAGCCGCGGTGTTCGAGCACCAACGGCTTTCGGGTGCAAAAACGGTAGGTAATTGCGGAGAACAGTATGTCAAATACCGCTGAAATATACAAATTCCCTGCGCCAGCTCCGGCGCAACAGGAGAGCCGCATGGCTGATCTGGAAAATGGCTATCTGCGCTTAGCCAATCAGATCCAGGACGCCTTATGTATCGTCGAGTTATCAGGGCGTGAGTTCCGTGTTCTGAACGCTATTGTCCGGCTGACCTATGGCTGGTCGAAAAAATCAGACAGGATCGCCAACAGCCTTATCGCAGACAAAACGACGCTGAAGGTGAAGCATGTCTCTGAGGCAGTGCTAAACCTCGCGTACCGGAAAATTATTATCCTGCGTCGCATCGGGCAAACCAGATACATAGGGATCAACACCCACCTGGATAAATGGGCTTACGCCAAGCCGAATTGTACTAAATGCCCGGTAGCTTTCCCGGCTGCTGAATCTGTCACATGTGTTATCACCATCCCTGAAAACGGGGATAGTGTTTTTACCCCATCAGCCATCCCTGAAAACAGGGATAACCATCCCCAAAAACAGGGAAAGGGATCCCTGAAAACAGGGAACACCAAAGACATTCTTCCAAAGACAAATATAAATACAGATCTAACCCCCTCTAATCCCCCAGGGGGGAAGTTGAAGTTTGATCCGCTCAGTATCCCGGTTCCTGAATGGCTGAATGCTACGTCCTGGAATGAGTGGGTCGCGTATCGCCGCCAGTCTGGTAAGCCGATTAAAACCGAGCTGACCGTCACCAAGGCTTTCAGCCTGCTGAAGCAGTGCCTGGACGAGGGGCATGATCCGGTGGACGTGATCAACGCCAGCATTGCCAACGGGTACCAGGGTTTGTTTAAGCCAAAATTCGGCCTCAGCGGTCGCAAGGCGGGCCGGGATGTGAATCAAATTTCTCAGCCAGGTAGTGACATTCCAGACGGGTTCAGGGGGTAAGCGTGAAAAATATTATTGGCACTGGCAGCGCCCTTGAGCGCCTGAAAAAAATTATCCCGGCGAATGTACAGCCGAAATTCAGCAATGCCCAGGAGTGGCAGGCATGGCAGGAGTCCGAGGGCCGGAAACGCTCCGAGGAAATCGACAGGATGAACCAGCGTGCACGGTCAGAGAAGATTTTTGGTCGAGCCGGAATCCAGGCCCTGCACCGCAGCTGCTCGTTTGCAAACTACGAAGTGTCATGCCCGGAGCAGCGTCAGGCGTACAGCCTGGCGAAAAGCTACGCCCAGAACTTTGGCGGCAGCGGGTTCGCAAGCTTCGTGTTCAGCGGCGCGCCGGGTACCGGAAAGAACCATCTTGCGGCAGCAATCGGCAACCACCTGCTGGCCGCTGGCCACTCCGTTCTGGTGGTGACCATACCTGACCTGATGCTCCGGGTCCGCGAGTGCTATGACGATGGCCAGTCCGAAGCTTCGTTGCTTAACGACCTCTGCAACGTCGATCTTCTGATACTGGACGAAGTCGGTATTCAGCGTGGTTCCAGCGGCGAGAAGGTGATCATCAACCAGGTAATCGACCGCCGGCTTTCATCCATGCGGCCAGTTGGCATCCTGACCAACCTGAACCACGGCGAACTCCTTACCACCCTGGGCGCACGTGTTATGGACCGCTTACAGATGGACGGTGGTATCTGGGTCAATTTTGGCTGGGCGAGTTATCGCAAAAACGTCAGCCATCTGCGCATCGCGAAGTGAGGTGGCTATGAGCAATCGCTTAAAACCGAAGCAAAAGGCCATCGTTGATTTCATCGAGGCAAACGGCCCGGCGACACCCCGCCAGATCCGCAAGCTGCTCGGCTGTGACATCCGTGAGGCTTACGACCGGCTCAAGCGCCTGGGTATGGCCGGGATCGTCAAAAACATCGGCAAACCGAAGCATCCGGAGTACCAGCTGGTACAGCGCTGGCAGGAAAAAATCAAACGAACCAAACCAGCACCTTCAGCGCCAAAAAGTAAACCGCCAGCGAAAGTAGTGCAACCAGCACCAGCAGGGCCGTCCATTGCTGACGTTTGCCGCCAGAACTGGCAGGGCTACAAAATTCATAAAATTTTTGGGAGTGCACGGGCATGAGTGAACCGAACAACAAAGAGCTGGTGGCTGCAGGCCATCAATTTGCACAGCTGATGTCCAGCGACACGGCGTTAATCGATATCGCGAAGATGATTACCCGCCTCGCCGAACGGCTGGATTGCACCACTGCAGCGCTGCAGGCAATGTACGACGAGAACGGCAAACTGACGGCGGACAACGTGGCCCGCGCCGAAATCATCGGTCAGTTGGTCTGGCAGTACAGCGCCAGCGGTATCAAGCCAGTGCAGAAGTCACTGAACCCGGCCTCCGCGCTGCTGTTCGACGCACTGGAAGTGCTGCGGCAGCCAACGACAGCTGCTGCGGTTAACGAGCTGAAAGCGCAGGGCGTTGAGTTAGCGGCGGCAACTTACCACCCGCTAGAGGTCACCGGCGGAAGCGATGATCCTCAGGAAAACGGGCTGTGTATCCGCGAGGACCTGCTGAGTATCGCCAGGAAGCTGCGCAACGGGGAGGCTGTATGAAAGAGCGCACCTTCTGGCAGTGGTATGGCCGCTTCTGCAAGCCTCATACCCGCACCTATGCTGGCGGCCGGTTTTATTACGGCTCGATGAGCATCTCTCAAAACATGAAGTGGAGGGATGCAGTGTGACAGATACTGCAACAATCCTCGACATGTGCTGCGGCAGCCGCATGTTCTGGTACGACAAACAGGATCCGCGCGCTGTGTTCAGCGATATCCGCGCGGAGGAGCACACCCTTTGCGATGGCCGCCATCTGGTGATCAGCCCGGACGTGATCGCCGACTTCCGCGCACTGCCGTTTGCTGACAATACCTTCCATGTAGTGGTGTTCGACCCACCTCATCTTGAGCGCGTTGGCGAAGAGGCCTGGATGGGAAAAAAATACGGAAGGCTGAACAAAGACACCTGGCGCGACGACCTGTGTGCAGGGTTTGCTGAGGCATTCAGGGTTTTACGGGCATGTGGTGTTCTCATCTTCAAATGGAATGAAACGCAGATCCCAGTGAGTCAGATTTTAGCTCTGACAAACGTAAAGCCAATCATCGGCCAACGCACCGGTAAAAATGACAAAACCCACTGGATCATTTTTGTGAAGGGCTGAATCTCTAAAAATCTCTCTTGTATCTAACAAGGTATCGAGGTAAAACCATCCTCATTTAAAGGAGGAAATATGGCATATAAGAAGCCGACAGGCATCAGCAGACATGACATCCATCCACTTGATGGTTTATTTTATTACATAGGTAGTCGGTGGGTAATGATCCCTTTGTGGATATCTACTGTAGTAGTTGGGGCAATAATTTCTATTTCGCTTGTTGATTGGAGTTGGTTAGCAAGGTTTGGAGCCATAGGTGTAATGATCGGAACATTATTGACACTTTCCCCATTGTTTAGAGGGGGGATTTATCTTTCTAATGCTAATGCCTTCGGATTTGGATGCGTGGATGATGAGAATAAGACGACTGCGACATCACCTGAGACTCGGTCGACATCTATTAACATAGTCATAGGTATTGGGTTAATTGTTATTTCATCAATAATTAACGCTTTTGGCGATATAATAGCAAAGTCAATAGGTTGAAATTTAATCTTACAACAAGGTGATACCGTCTCGCCGCCGTTCGCTGAGGCACTGGTGCGTGCAAACCTGTCGGAGATATGCTCGGCGAAAGAGCAGGCTGCCTAAAGATTGTAATGCCCTGAAAGGATTGGTATGTTCTGTGAAAAACCTTTAAGGGCAAATAATGTTCGCGAAATTTATGCACTTTTCGAACCGACACAGATGGAAAATTTATCTGCTGTGGACCATCCCGACGTTTTTTCTCTGGACATGGCTTGGGTACGAGGAATGGAAGCTGGATCCAGATGCACCTGGTGGAATATACATTTTTCTGGGTTGGGTTTTCTGGTTTATCCTTCATTTCTGCACAGCCATTGCTCTGGGTGTTTGTCTTGCAATTTGGCGCTGGTGGCAGGCACAGAGGCTGAGAAAGAGCGAAGCATAAAACAAAAATCTTTATAAAGAGCTGGAACAAAAAATAAGGATAAATTCTGTGAGAAATTTGATGCTTTTATTAGGCGTTTTAACTTTGGCCGGGTGTGCAAAAAGCGAAGTACCGGTTCAGTGCAAAGGGTATTTAACTTTCATTCCTGTGCCCAATAATGAAAATGCCCAACCAAAAATAGCAAGTATTGATCTGGACAGGCTGCGGCATAACGCGAACGGTAGCTGGGATTTTCACCGTATTAATGGAAAAGGAATGACCTCGCAAGCAGCTTGGAGGAGACCAAGTGAGTTCGAGCGCATTGAGTGTGTTAGCGGGCCATCGGATCAACTCAGATCGCTAAAGACACGAACAGGCCAATCTCCAGCGATACTCTGAACAGCCTTGAGGCCTCCGCCATGCCCTCTTGTAGGTTTCAACAAAGTATAAGCCACACTCGTTGTGGCTTTTTCATTCAATAACTTAGGTTATAGGCTCTGAGGTTGCCAGCGAGCTTTTAGTACCCTTAACAAGTTGATCATTCCCACCATAGAGTGTACTGTTTATTTGTACAGTATTAGATGCGTGATTGAAGCACTCCTGTAAAATTTTTATTTTTCTTCCGGCGAACCTATTAGGAAATTTGCGCGGTTTGATATGTTGGTTCAATGAAGAGGATTTCTCCCCGCCGGGAGGACGTATTTGTTCAATGCAAAGAAGGGGGTTGATGTGAAAGAAAGTCAGGACCAAGGCGACTGGTACGATATTGTCAGGCGTTCAGACGGCAAACTTATCGGGTCGATGCCGCTCGAAAGCCGCAACCTTGTCTACATCAAAAATGGAATGGTTTCATGTCGTCCTTTGATGGAGGATGAAGGTGTTTTCAATCTGTCGTCCGGAACACGCTTTCTTCGCCGTCTTGGCTACCGCCTCGAACAACCCTCTGATATTATGATATCAACGGACTGAACACCCGTTGACCTGATGCGCCACGGAGAACACCATGGCGCAGCAATTACAACTCATCAAGCAGTCCTCAGGAATCCTGATCCCCGCCACGCCGGAGACCAGCGATTTTCTGCAATCAAAATGTAAGCTGGGCGCGGTACTCGAGGCGGAATTCCGCCAGCTGCGTAACCCGGCCTTCCACCGTAAGTTTTTCGCTTTGCTTAATCTCGGCTTCGAATACTGGGAGCCTACCGGCGGCGCGATCTCCTCGAACGAGCGCAGGCTGGTTACCGGGTACGCTAAATTTCTGGCCTCATACGGCGGCAGCGAAGGCGCGCTGCTGGATGCCGCTGAGCAGTATCTATCGCGCATTGCCGATAAGCGCGCCGGTAGCATCAACATCTGCAAATCGTTTGACGCCTATCGTGCATGGGTGATCGTCGAGGCAGGCCACTACGACGCCATCCAGCTGCCCGACGGCACCCTCCGCAAGCATCCCCGCAGCATCGCATTCGCCAATATGGACGAACAGGAGTTCCAGCAGCTCTATCGCGCAGCACTCGATGTGCTGTGGCGCTGGATATTGTCCAGAGCATTTCGGGACCAGCGTGAGGCTGAGAACGCCGCTGCGCAGCTGATGCACTTCGGGGGCTGAGTCGATGAAAGAGACCTGGTTCTATCATAACGACTGCACGACGGCGCAGGCAGAAGAGCTGCTGGCGCAATACCGCCGCCGCGGCGTTAAAGTCGAGCGCAGCCTGAATGCTGATCTCATGACATGGACCGTCAGCGCCCTGCTGCCGGAGGGCAATCATCCGCCGCGTCCGAGCCGGGTATGGCAAAGCAAGGCGTGGGGGTGAGCATGGCAGACTTACGCAAAGCAGCGCGCAGTCGCGAGTGTCAGGTGCGCATCCCCGGCGTATGTAATGGCAATCCTGAAACGTCCGTTCTGGCGCACATCCGCCTGGCCGGGTTGTGCGGTACCGGTATTAAACCGCCTGATCTGATTGCCACCATCGCCTGCAGTAATTGCCATGACGAAATAGACCGCCGCACCCGCCTGGTGGATGCGGAGTATGCAAAGGAGTGCGCGCTGGAAGGCATGGCCCGCACGCAGGTTATATGGCTGAAAGAGGGACTGGTGAAGGCATGAACACCTACAACATTACGCTGCCGTGGCCGCCGAGCAACAACCGCTATTACCGGCACAACCGCGGGCGCACGCACATCAGCACAGAAGGGCAGGCCTATCGTGACCGTGTAACCGAAATCATCAAAGACGAGATGCTGGATATCGGCATTACCGCGCCGGTGAAGATCCGCATCGAGTGTCATATGCCTGACCGCCGCCGCCGGGACCTGGATAACCTGCAGAAGGCCGCATTCGACGCGCTGACGAAAGCTGGGTTCTGGCAGGACGACCAGCTGGTCGACGATTATCGCGTGCTGCGTATGCCGATGTTCAAAGGCGGCAAGCTAGTGTTGACCATCACTGAACTGGAGACGGCATGAAACCCATGATTATCGACCTTAAGCTGCCTCACTGGGCTTCACTTCTTGAGTGCCCGTTCTGCGGCGGAGAAGCCGAGCTGGTTTCAGATGGCGATGGTGTTTATGCCGGATGCTCGAATAGAGCATGTGTCATCAAACCGATTACTGATACCTACTCAACAAAGCGGGATGCAATCCGCGCCTGGAACAGGAGGCCATAATTGGAATCAGAGCGGATCGGCATTATCCGGGCGCGCTGGCAGCGCTTCAGCAACTACAGACGCCAGGTGGTGCAGGAAAAAATTAAAGCAGGGGAAAATGCATGAGCAGTAATGAAGGGTTTCTGGCGTTGCCACTTTTCACGCGTGAAGCAGAACTGCGCCGGGTATGGTGCAAAGGTAAAAAGACCATCACACCTTCGCAGCGTGTATGGGTGCGTTACATGCTGACAGTCTGGGGTTCTGTCATGGGTGGTAGTGAAGATCCGCGCGGACCGGCAAACATCATTGGCAGGTTAATGGTAAGAACCCGGTGGGATGATGGCACCGCCGATCGCATTGTCGCCATCGTAAACCGTCTGCATGAAGAAGGGTTGCGAGGTACTGAGCTCTTCACCAAAGCCAGGGATTACGTGCTGCCAGCTTCGTCAGCGGCAAACTTGCTGGCGCAGGCGGAGCAGGAAGATGACGCGAAGTTTATCGAGTCGCTGATGGTGAAGTGTTTCCGGCGGGGCAGTCCGATGCAGACCGTTGCAGTGCTTCGCTATTGTGGTCATCAGTCGGTACAGGGCTGTGCACGGGAGCTGGTGCGTCGGACCGGATGCGATATTCAGTGGGCGCGTAAGCGCATCGAGTGGTGCGAGAAGGTATTGGAGGAAGAAATCTATTATGCAGTAAGGCGAGAACAGGAGGCTGTTTTGGCTTCTGAGAAAGAGATGGGGGAAAATATTTCTAAAAATATTGCATTTTGAGAAATTGAGTTGTAGATTTTGTGTCATGCTCGGGATGCTTACGCGAACTGAGCCACAGATTTCGAAAGAAGCCCGCCACCGAGCGGGTTTTTTTATGTCCCGTGCCACGCTCGGCGCATTTCAACCATAGAGCCTTTCAGAGGTGAGCCTTTGGTTAGTTTGCTGTTTAATTAGAAGTATCTATTACCCACTTTAAAGCTGATTCATAAAGCAAAATTTCTTCTACCGAAGCACTGCTTTCATAGATAGCCACATACTTATTTGTGAGAAATTTGATAAGCAATTCTTTGCTTATTTCTTGCTCCGGGTCTGACTGGAAGATGTCAATGACAGCTCTTCCGATAATCCAGTCTTCATCATTCATGCCATTTCCAGTATGAGAAAAAGGCATCATGGCCCTATTTCCACTGTATTGACAGGATTATCACAAATAAATCTCTCTGTTCCTTTGAAAATTTAGAGGGGCAGGTATGAATTCTTATTCCTTACATCCTTTTCACTACTTACAGCACCCCGGCCAAATCGGAGGTGAGAGCATGTCCTATATGAGCAAACTTGTAACCGGCGTCGCCCTGGGCACTTCTGGCGGCACAATCGTTAACGGGATCCTGACAAAATTCAGCCCGGATGAGTGGAGCGCGATCGGCGTGCTGGCGGGTATTGCCGGGATAATTATCACCGGCCTGGTTAACTGGTACTTCAAGCGCAAGGTAACGAACGCCCAGGTTAAAGCGCTGGAGAAGTACGGGCCCGCAGTCAAAGTCGGAGATGATTAAATGCCAATGACCAGCCGCCTGCGTAACAAACTCATCGCCGCCGCTGGTGGTGGTGCAATGCTGATCGCCTCCCTGTTCCTCGGCGGGCAGGATGGCGTCGAAGGGCGCAAGTACGTGGCCTATAAAGACGTCGCCGGGGTGTGGACCGTCTGCGACGGCCATACGGGCCGGGATATCGTGAGAGGGAAGAAGTACACAGATCGCGAATGCGACAATCTGTTGTGGAAAGACCTCCAGCCAGCCAAGAAGACGGTTGATAGTCTGGTCAAAGCCCCGCTAAACGAGTATCAGCGCGCCGCGCTCTACAGCTTCGTCTTTAACGTTGGCTCTGATGCATTCTCGAAGTCCACGCTGCTACGTAAGCTGAACAAAGGCGATCATGCCGGAGCGTGCGAAGAAATGCGCCGCTGGGTTTACGCTGGTGGCATGAAGTGGAAGGGCCTCCAGAACCGACGCGAGATGGAGCGTAGCTTGTGCCTGGCGGAGGGGAAGAATGACCTTTAGCCTCCGAACGGTTCTGCTTATCGCTCTCGTGGTCATACTGCTTGGTATTGGCTATGGCGAGCTACGTTACCGAAATGGCTGGTACGCCCACGCCGACCACATCAACACCCTAGCCGCCGCTAAGAAAGCCAAAGCAGAGAAGGCGATTCAGCCGGTCGAGCAAAAGGCCGCGCAGGCCAGCGACGAAGGCAGGATCATCTACCGAACCATTACCCGCGACGTGGTGAAATATGTCCAGGACCCGAATCGTACTGTGTGCCAGTTTGACGATGATGCTGTGCAGCTGCGCCAGCGTGCCATCGACGCTGCCAACTCCATCAGCGGATTTGATGCAGCCCCCGTGCAAGGGAAGTGATGCTGGTGCAGACAGCGACGCAGATCTGCAGGCCGACATCGAGACAGCGCAATGCCTGCGCCAGTTGCGGCTGGACAAGTACCGATGGCAGGCCTGGTATAACGCAGTGAAATAAAAAAAGCCCTCAGAAACAGGAAACCCAAAATGTTTCTGAGGGAGTGCAAATGCACAATCGTTACGTTATTAAGTGTGCTGATTTAAAAGAGTTTTGCACTGAGAATTAGCCGGAAAGTATTCGGACGAGAAAAGCAAAATGTGCCAGGGCTCAAAAACTGATGCCAGCGCTGTACTCATTGTCGATCTAATGGCCTATTCTGGTCGCAGCTTATTGCAGCGGAGGGGATATGAAACAGCCTTTGGATTTGAACAAAGTAGCGGTATGGCAGCTTACGTTCCGGTTCTCGACTGCCGCCGTCCCGGACGGCCAGGGCATCCACTTTGTGCGGGCGCTGGAGAACGAACCGACACGCCAGCTGTATGACCGGATTTTTGATGAAGTGGATGCAGAGCTGCGGGAAGAACATGGCAATTACCAGTTACAGGGCTGCGACATCAGGCCTGCAATTATGAAAGAAGGCTAATTTTCTATGTTTGCTTAGCTATCATTGGTTACTTAAATCAGAAGCTAGGAACTGATCCAACTCTCAAAAATGCAGTGACAGCTATGGCCATTATTTACGATGTTTTTTGATCCATAGATTTATTTTTAGGTACAGTTACTAAGCTTCGGATAGGCCAAAAAATGGTAGGTATTGATTTCTCCTTTTTAACCACTTGATTATAAAAGATTTAAAGTTGTTGAAAAGCCTATCTCCAGTTGGAAGAATTAACCCATTCCAACTTTAGGAGAATCTTATGAATAGTCGTACTTTTCCTTTTAGAAGCAATGCAGAAAGAACATATATCCTTCTGACAGAGGTGATAGATATCGCAGAAAATTCGATCTTGGGCGGTAAAAACAAAGCTCAAAAAGCCAAGGAAATGGCACGCGTTCAATATGGCGATGGGCCTTGGATCGAAGATGACATCGATTTCACCAAAAAAATCTTCCGCAACAGGTCAAAGCATGTCGTGACTAAGTTTTTGGATGACGAAAATATAGAAATAGGTGACATGCTCAGAATCGAAAAAGTCTCAGCTTTAACCTACAGGATTACTGCTGTAAAAAAACGTGCTAAATAATCGCTTTCGGGCGGTTTTTTATTGCCAATACAATAAAGAGAATTATCGTAAAGGCAATAAGAGTTAGAGGCAGGGGCATCGCTTGATAGTTGCGAGGCCAGTGATTATACGGGCCTCATTATCAGCTAAGTCAAGACTAGTGGCGCATAGCTTTTGATATCGTCCAGTAGTGAAACCTGTCTTTTCGGCCTGACTAAGCAGCGGATTAATCATTTTACATGCAGCCCGATGCATACGTGTAAAACGTGCATCGCTCTTATTGCCGCACCCAGTTGTACTTTTTAAGGCATTCACTACAAATCCTTCTGGGTTGTCTCCAAGCCATTCCCTGTATGCGGATTCGCTATTAGAAAGATGATCGCTTCTGAATGATTTGACGCTCATAACTTTTCTCCGTTAGGTGTTTGCACAGACTATATAACAGGATTTTCTTATGGCAAAACTGGACTGGGGCGAGTTACAGCAACGGCCATTTCCGCCGGCAATGTTGGTAGATAACCCCGACTTCAAACCATACATCCAGATCATTCCCGCAGGAAACGTTCACGAATGGCTGCATGCCGAGATCCTGAGTGACGACGGCAATCTGCACAACCCTGACCATGCTCACTTGCTGGAGGCCGATTTGTGCTTCCTCTGGGCGTCGAATGCCTTCGATAAGAGGGGGCGAGCCGTACTGGGTCAGGCTGAAGAGGTAATGATACGCGCCGGAGGGTGGCAAAAAGCCCGCATGGAGCAGCAGATGTATGAATGGTTCGGGCGCATCCCTGACTTCATCATTACCCTTGCGGCAGATTACTGCGCTCAGTGTTCAGATCTGGAGTTCTGCGCGCTTGTGGAGCACGAGCTTTACCATATCGCCCAGGAGACGGATGAGTTTGGCGCGCCGAAGTTCACGCGGGAAGGGAAGCCGAAGCTGAAACTGCGTGGCCACGATGTGGAAGAGTTTGTAGGCGTAGTCCGGCGCTACGGAGCCAGCCACGATGTGCAGCAGCTGGTGGACGCTGCGAATAACCCTGCGGAGGTTGCTCATCTGAATATCGGCAGAGCATGCGGAACGTGCCTGCTGAAGCTGGCTTAACTTTTGACTGATTATGACAGGCAGGTAACCAATGGCGGCATTAAAAGGAGAGGTCAAAGCCTTTATCGTCCAGTCGTTAGCCTGTTTTGATACGCCCACTCAGGTAGTCGAGACCGTCAAAAAAGAGTTCGGCCTCACGATCACCCGCCAGCAGGTGGAATCACACGATCCGACGAAAGCGAACGGGAAAGGCCTGGCGCAAAAGTGGGTGGACATGTTTAACGCCACCCGTGACCGTTTCCAGAACGAAATCTCTGATATCCCGATCGCCAACAAAGCTTACCGGCTGCGTGCGCTGGATCGTATGGCGACCAAAACAGAGGGGATGAAGAACTTTGCGCTGGCATCCCAGCTAATCGAGCAGGCTGCCAAAGAAGTGGGCGACGCCTACACCAATAAGCATAAGTTCGAGCATTCCGGGCCGAATGGAGGCGCTATCGAGACAGTCACCATGAACAAAGACGATTACAAAGCTGCGCGGCGGGAGATGCTGGAGGATGACGACTGCTGAGCAAAAGCTTTTCGCCCGCCGCGTTGAATGCGTGGAGGATGGATTATATTACGCGCGCTACTTTTTCAAGCAGCGCACCGGCGGCAAGATGATCGTCGCGCCACATCACCAGGTGATCCAGCAGACGCTGGACAGGGTGATAGATGGCGAAATTCAGCGTCTGATTATTAACGTCCCACCTGGGTACACAAAAACCGAGCTGGCAACCATCAACATGATGGGGCGCGGGCTGGCGCTCAACCAGCGCGCCCGTTTCATGCACCTGTCATACTCCCACCAGCTGGCGTTGCTCAACTCGTCTACCGCGCGCGGCATGATCAAATCGCAGGCCTATCAGGCCATGTGGCCGATGTCGCTGCGAGATGATGCTGACAGTAAGGCTATGTGGTGGAATGAATTTGGCGGCGGTGTGTACGCCAGCTCGGCAGCCGGGCAGGTTACCGGCTTCCGTGCCGGGCACATGGAGCCAGGCTGGCAGGGTGCGCTGATTATTGATGACCCGGTTAAACCGGACGATGCCTATAGCGAAATAGTGCGCGACGGCGTTAACAACCGTTTTAACGAAACCATCAAGTCACGTCTGGCAATCGAAACGACGCCGATGATTGTGATTATGCAGCGCATCCACTATCACGATTTGAGTGGTTACCTGCTGCGCGGCGGTTCCGGCGAAAAGTGGCACCACCTCAATCTGCCAGTGCTCATCGATAACAGCCAGGCGTATTCGGCGCAGTACCCGGAGAACTCCCACGCTATCCCGATTGATCATGGTTTGCCTGATGGCTGGCTCTGGCCATTCAAGCACAACGAGACACACCGTGTTTCCCTGTTCTCGCACCGGCGCACCGCCGAGGCACAGTACATGCAGAAGCCGCGGCGTTTCAACGCAGAGGGTGCGCTGTGGAATGAGGCGATGATAAGTGCCTCCCGCGACCTGCAGATCCGTTTCGACAAGGTTCGCTCGGTAGTGGCCATCGACCCGCAGGCAACCAACAGCGATGAAAGCGACGAATCCGGTATTGTGGCGGCCAGTGCGTATGGTTCTGGTGATAAAAAGCAGTTCTCTGTCGATGGGGACTACAGCGGCAAGTATTCACCGGCTGGCTGGGCCAAAAAGGCCATGTGGGCTTACGAAGAGCATGAAGCCGATGCGATCGTTATCGAAACGAACCAGGGCGGCGATATGGCCGAAGAAACGCTGCGTAATGCCGGTTACAAGGGTCGCATCATCCGTGTCCATGCCAGTAAGGGGAAATACGCACGGGCAGAGCCGATTTCTGCGCTCTACGAGCAGGGCCGCGTTGCGCACAACGGCAATCTCTACGTGCTGGAAAATCAGTTGATGGAGTATGTGCCGGCCACCGCCAAAAAATCGCCTGACCGTCTCGACGCTGCGGTATATGCACTCACCGAGCTCGGCGGCGCGCAGCCGATGGGCATGATGATTCCGAAGCGCCTGCAAGGTAAATAAATGAAGGTATCTATGGATTAAGTGATACGTTTAATGCCATTATTGAATTCCTATTTTTTCATTAGGTTATCAATATGGATCAATGGTTTGTATCCTGGTGCGTGTATGATTCAAGTGAAGCAGGCGGACTAAGTGTTGCCTTTCACGGTTCGAGCATTGAAGACTACCCGTCTAAAGCAGATGCTGGACAAGTTCATGAAGACATAATTAAACAGTTATCATTGAGATATCCCATTAATTATATTCATATCGTTGCACTAAACCGCGTTTAAATTTATGAGGCCGCAAAGCGGCCTTTTTTATTGCCTGAAATCCACCAAACGGACCCCAGCATGAACAATAACCTTCAACTGGCCGTCAACCATGCGTTGGCCGATGCCAGCCTTGCGCGCGCCCGGATGCTGGCGGCTAACCCGACAATGGGGCTGGATGCCAAGCGCAGCACGGCGTGGTGCGAGTACGGCTTCAAAGAGGATTTGACCTTTGATGACCTCTACAGACTCTACCGGCGCGGCGGCATCGCTCACGGCGCGGTGCGCAAAATTACCGGCACCTGCTGGCTCAGCAACCCGGAGATCATCGAGGGGGAGAGGGCCGACGAAACCCGCAAGGTAACTGCATGGGAGAGCAAGGCGAAAGCCGTTTTTACCCATCGTTTCTGGCGCACCTTTGCTGAAGCCGATTTGCGGCGGCTGGTGGGCCGGTATTCCGGCATCCTGCTGCACATTCGCGACGATAAAGACTGGAATCTCCCCGCCACGAAAGGTCGCGGCCTGGAAAAAATCACTGTCGCCTGGGCGGGAGCGCTGGTGCCCTCTGCATGGGACACCGGCCTGAACTCCCGTACCTACGGGCAGCCGAAGATGTGGCAATACGTTGAACGCCTGCCGAACGGCAGCACCCGGCGCGTGGATGTGCATCCCGATCGCGTGTTTATCCTCGGCGACTATTCAGCGGACGCAATCGGCTTTCTTGAGGCAGCCTATAACGCTTTCGTCAGCCTGGAGAAAGTGGAGGGCGGCAGCGGTGAATCCTTCCTGAAGAACGCCGCGCGCCAGCTGAATATCAACTTCGATAAAGAGATCGACTTCAGCAACCTGGCCTCGATGTACAACGTCGATGTTAACGAGCTCCAGGAGAAGTTTAACGAAGCCGCTGTAGAGGTTAACCGTGGCAACGATGCGCTGCTGACCACCCAGGGCGCAACGGTGACGCCGCTGGTGGCGGCTGTCGCTGACCCTGGGCCAACCTATAACGTTAACCTCCAGACGGCAGCCGCCGCGCTGGATATCCCGACGAAGATCCTTGTAGGCATGCAGACGGGAGAGCGGGCCAGCACTGAGGACCAGCGCTACTTTAACGGCCGCTGCCAGTCCCGGCGCGGCGATCTGTCGTTTGATATTGAAGACCTGTGCGACAAGCTGGTGCTGCTGGGCATTCTCGACGCGGTACCACAAAAGACGGTTATCTGGGATGACCTGAACGCCAGCTCCGGCGCTGAGAAGCTGGCATCCGCCAAACTCATGGCCGAGATCAATAGCGCGTCAGCAGGTACTGGCGAGCAGCCGTTTACGGGCGAGGAAATCCGCGTAGCCGCCGGGTATGAGGGATCACCTGAACCGCTGGGAGAGGATGACGATGAAGAAGACGAAGAGGATAAAACCTCCGATTCTGCCCGGAAATCTTAGTGACCCGACAGGCGCTGATCGACTCGAACGCGGCGCGATGAATGAGTTCTCAAAGCGGGTCAAGCGTATCGCAAAAGCCTACCAGAGCATCCTCAACCGCATACCTGCATCACCCGCTGTAAACCTTCGCTACACCTTCGACCTTGATACTTCGCTCCTGTCCATGCTGCTGGAGAACGCCTCCACGCTGGTGGATGAGATCCTCTACGGCGGTAACGAGACGAATTTCTGGTTCTGGCGCGATTATGTTAACCAGGCGTACCAGCGCGGCACGGCGCAGGAGTACGCCAGTCTGTCGCAGCAGTCAGCGGTGTACGCCGCCGGGCGGGAAAACCTCCAGCAGCTACTGCTGAGCGAACCCTATCAGCGTCGCCTGCTGCTGGTGCGCACCCGTGTATTTGAGGAGATGAAAAACCTCAGCGCGCGGACGAAATCGGATATGGCGCGGATCCTTACCGACGGCATTGGCCGAGGGCAAAACCCCCGTGATATTGCCAAACGGCTGACTGAGCAGACCGGGATGGAGATTGGCCGCGCAAAGCGTATCGCCCGGACCGAAATAACGACGGCGCTGCGTCGTGCCCGCTGGGATGAGTCGGACGAGGCTGAGGTCCAGTACGGCATCATGACGCGGCAGATGCACCTCTCCGCACTCAGCCCGACGACACGCCGCAAGCACGCACTACGTCACGCCCAGCTCTATACCACCGAAGAGGTTCGTGACTGGTACAGCGTTGACGGTAACGCCATCAACTGCAAATGCACGCAGGTAGCGGTGCTGGTGGATGCCGACGGCAAACCGCTTAACCCGAACGTCATCGACATGGCGAAGAAGCGGCTGGAGAAGGTGCAGAAGGCCGGACTTGTCGCCAACCATCTACATTGCGGCTGCGGTCACCACCACGCCGCATAACAGGGAGAAATCAGCATGCCATCTCAGATTCATATCAACCATAAGGTCGATAACAAAGCCATTCGCCGCGAGACCTACAATGGTCGTGAGCATGTGGTGATCCCGAGTTACACCCTGCCGGCCAACGTCATCATGAACGAAGAGTTCTATCCGGAGGCGGAGATCAGCGCGAACTACCGGACACTGGAGGGAACCCTGGCTCCGCTGGGGCACCCGATGGTGGATGGTCAGTTCGTCTCTGCGTTTTCCCCTGAAGGGCTGAACGTGGGCTTTATTGGCGCGTGGAACCGCAACGTCAGCCTGCAGGGCAACCGCGTTTATGCGGAAAAATGGATCGACGTGAACAAAGCCATGGAATCCCCCGGCGGCGTGGAGCTGCTGCAGCGTATTGAGGCCATCGAGAAAGGCGAAACAACCGATCCCATCTGGTCTAGCGTCGCCGTTTTTCGTGAGCGCACCCCGGCACCCAAAGACCTTCAGGACCAGGGCGCGAAGTGGGTGGTAAAAATTCATGCCATTGACCACGACGCCATCCTGCTTCACGAGCTGCCCGCAGCAGGCCCGGAGAAGGGTGTCGGCCTGATGGTTAATGCCGACCTTGCCACGCCGCTAAAAGCGAACTCTGGCGCGCTGGTGGGCGAATCCTACCGGGAGCGAGAGCAGCGGCTTGATCGTGCGGCTAAGGCCCGGTTCGCACCCGGTGAGAATGAATACGCCTGGGTCGCCGACTTCACTGACAGTCAGGTGGTCATCATCCGCAACGGGGGCAACGCCCAGGTATTCGGTTACACGTCAGAGGGCGGAAAGATCACCTTCGATGACACAGGAACGCCGGTAGCCCGCCAGGAGTCCTGGGTAACCGTTGTAGCCAACAAAGTTAAATCTCTTTTCACTCCGCAGGACCAGCCTGCAACCAACCACCAAACGGAGGGCGACATGCCTTTAACCAATGAAGAAAAACAAGAGCTGATTACTGAGATCGGCAAGGGCCTGGCCGCTAATTTCGCCGATGCGCTGAAGCCTGTAACCGAGCAAATCACAGCCCTTCAGACCAACCACCAGCAGCTTGCCGAAACCCTCACTGCTAATTCCCGCGCTGAAGAAAAAACGATGCGTGACGCTGTGCAGGCGGTACACGGTGAGCTTGTGGCTAATGCCCTGTCAGGTCCGGCACTGAAAGAGATGTTCAGCAAGCTGGGTACTGCCGCGCCACTGGCGGGCAACTCTGCGCAGACGCCTGCCGAAACCGGAGCTCCGGACCCGTCCACTTACTTCCCGGCTTAACTTCCTGCTTAACCGGCCCGTAACCAACTTTAAAGGAGACCGCGCATGGCATCCCGCTATCGTCGCGTAAATATCGACGGGCAGTCGCTCTTCAGGACTGAAACCCGTACCACTGCCGCCGCCCTGCTGCCGGGCACTGCGGCGATCATCAATGGCGAAGACGAGTTTGCGCAGGCTACCGCGCTGACCGGACGCCTCTACATTATCGACTGCGCTTACCATCAGGGCCTGGGCATTCGTGATGCCGTCCCGGAAGGTGGTTCTGCTGTGGGTAACTACGTCGAAGAGGGGCGCGAACTGGCGCTGCTGTGCGTGCCCGGCGCGTATAAAAAAGACAGCCCGATCAAGCTCGGCGCTGCTGGCCAGTTCACGCTGGCCACTGACGACACCGACGCGGTGATCGGCTACAGCCAGGACGAAGCCACCATTGCGGCAGGCGCTACCGATTTCATCCGCGTTCGTATGCGTGTCGGCACTGCCGCCGCAGCCGCTGGCGCATAATTTAAGGATACACGCACATGTATTTTTCCCGTGAAACCCTGGCGACTAACCGTCGCCTGCACCAGCACTGGAACTCCCTCTGGTCCCAGCGCAACATTTGGGACACCTCTCACCGGCTTATGGTCAACCAGTACCGCGGCGTAATGGATGTCGAAACGCTTGCGGCCAATGCCCTGGCGGGCGATGGGCTGGGGCGCGAGTTCTGGGCTGAAATCGACCGTCAGGTTATCCAGCTCCGCGATCAGCAAGTTGGGATGGAGATCGTTAACGACCTGATGAGTGTTATGCAGGTCCTGAACATCGGCAAAACCGCCAAGCTATACTCCGTTGTCGGCGATATTGCTGATGATGTGCAGGTCAGCCTGGATGGTCAGCCGCCGTATTCCTTCGATCAGACCGACTACGACAGCGATGGCGATCCTGTGCCGGTTTATACTGCTGGTTATGGTGTGAACTGGCGCCTTGCTGCTGGCCTGAACACGGTAGGTATTGATATCGCGCTGGATTCGCAGGCAGCCAAGATGCGCAAGTTCCATAAGCGTCGTGTTAAGGGCTACCTGGACGGTAACGCCAGTATTAAGGTGCAGAATTACCCGTCTCAGGGGCTGCGTAACCACCGCAACACTGCGAAGATTAATCTTGGCTCCGGCGCTGGTGGCGTAAACATCGATCTCACCACCTGTACGCCGGCGCAGGCGCTGGCATTCTTTGGTCCTACTGGCCCGTTCGGGCTGACTGCCCGCGCAAACCAGGTCACCGCCTATGATGTCCTGTGGCTGAGCCCGGAAATCATGGCGAACCTGTCCAGGCCGTACACGATTGAGGTCGGTAACGGTGCTAATGCCATCGTGAGCGGTTCCGTTCTGGATGCCATCCGCAAGTTTATGCCGGTGAAAGATATCCGCATGACCTACGCGCTCAAGGGTAACGAGTTCCTCGCCTACGAGCGCCGTCAGGATGTGGTTGCGCCGCTGGTTGGTATGGCCGTCGGTGTCATTCCGCTGCCGCGCCCGCTGCCGCAGAGCAACTACAACTTCCAGATCATGTCTGCGGAAGGTCTGCAGATCAAACGTGACGACGAAGGCCACTCCGGTGTGCTTTACGGCGCTAACCTGGGCTAAGGAGAATTCATGGCTAAGTACGAAGTGATTCGCCCATGGCACGGCGTGACGGTCGGTGATGTGGTGGAGTTTGAAAGTCTTCACCCGGTATTAAAACCGAACGTCCGCCTGATGCGTGGCGATGCTGGTGGCACGCTCAACCCGGCAACGCCCGGCGCGGGCAACAATGGCAGTGACGGCAAATCCCGTAAGGAGATTATCGCCGATCGCCTGAAAGAGCTGGGTATCGAGTTTAAAGGCACCCTGGGCGCTGAAAAGCTTTCGGAACTGCTGCCGGAAGGCGAGTTCGAAAAACTCTTCCCCACTGAATAACAGCCGCCGCTCAGGCGGTTTTTTTATGCCCCGTTCCGGCGGGGATTTTTATTTCAGGAGTCAGCCATGGTAAATCCCGAACAGGCGCAACAGTACCTAATCGGTCAGGGGATTACCCTGCCTGATTTCGTGCTGGCGGCGCTGGTGGAGCAGGTAAACGGTATCGAAACGTGCCTGAGTCTGCATTATCCGGCCGCCACAGCGATGCTTATCCAGCTTTATCTGCTGGCGCTGATGGGGCTGGGGCAGGGTGATAAATATCTGTCCAGCCAGACCGCGCCAAACGGCGCATCCCGATCTTTTCGCTACCAGTCGTTTTCCGATCGCTGGAAAGGCGCGCTGAACCTGCTGCGCGGGCTGGATAAACACGGCTGCGCGACGGCGCTCATCCCGCCCGACCCGACTGCTACCCCTGCATTCGGCGGTATCTGGATCGGCAAGGGCGGCTGTATGAGCAGCGGGGGCCGCTGATGGCCCTGATATCCGTTAAGCAGCGCCTGCCGGAGCCATTCACGAAGGTCTGGGCGCTGACTGACAACGGCAGGAGGGTGACCGGCTACGTCAAAAGCAACGGCGAGTGGTTCATCTTTTGCCGTGAGGTCGCCGCCACAAAGCCGGAAGTACTCCGCTGGGAGGAGCCTTGAGCGCCACATCAGAATGGGTCTACACCAACCTCTGCACTGTTTATCCACTTAACGGTTATGACGACTGGAGCAACAGCTATCAGTATGGTGAGCCCTACCTTATAGCGAGCACATGGGAATCCGAGGCTAAAACCGTGACGGACGACAGCGGGAAAGAGTTCGTCTGTCAGCAGACTATCTATACCGAGTCGAAGCTGAACGGTGTGCTGATGCGCCTGCCGCAGCGCGATGATTATATCGCGCATGGTGATACCAGGAGTCAGCCAGATCCGCTTAAGGCATTTGCTGACAAAATTGTTGCCGTGCGCAGCGATGATATGAGCTTTTTCGGCGAAGATCCTGACTACCAAATCATGACATGAGGTGACTATGCCCGTAAAAGGCATTAAGCGCGTACAAATGAATGCCAAGAAACTGCTTGGCCAGGTTGCCGGGCCGGTGACAGAGCGGGTGATCACCGAGGTGATGATAGTCGGGATGGGTTATTCAGCACAGATAACGCCGATGGATACCTCCACTCTGGTGAACAGCCAGTTTCGTGAGTTACGCCCCATCCCCGGCGGCATGACCGGGCGTGTTGGCTTTACTGCCAGCTATGCAGCCCTGGTCAACGCAGCACCAGGCAAGCTTAAAGGCCAGCCGCGCGCGAACGGCAACGGCAACTACTGGGATCCGAACGGCGAGCCCGACTTCCTGCGTAAAGGCTTCGAGCGTGACGGAATAAACGATATCCGGGCCACCATACGGCGAGGGTACAAGCTATGACCCGCAACGAGGTGTATGACGCCCTGCGCGCCTGGCTCCAGCAGCATGGTTTCGATACGGGCTATCGCGTGCAGAAGCGCTTTTTTTCTGAACGGCCGGATTCACAGAACGAGCGCTACCTCATCATTCAGCAGAACGGCGGAGGAAGTGACGAGGAGGCGGTCTCCCGCGACTATTTCCGCATCATCCTGCTGGCCGGCCAGAACGATCCCGGTGTCGATGCCGTGGAAAATAATGCTGATGTCATCCGCCGGGCCATGAGCCTGGAGCATCAGACCGAATGCATCATCCTGATGCAGCCAGTCGGCGGCATTCCCGCCTTCAGAACCGAAGAGGGCCGTGTGGCCTTCGAAATCAACTTCAGAACCATCATTTCCCAGTAACGGAGTAAAAACTTATGGCCGGATGTGAATCAGGTGCTTTCACAGGGCTCGCTGTCGCCGTTTATTACGCGATCGGCTGCCCTGAGGTTCAGCCAGCAGCGAACCAGTACAAGCGCCTCGGTATGATGCGCGGCAAAACCACGGGCGTGGAGTGGGAGACTGCCGACGCAACAGGCGACCAGAGCGCGGCGTTTACCCAGGAGAACGTCACCACCTATAAAAATGTGTCTTTCTCCGGTGACGGCGTAAGCCGTAAGGAGGCGATCTACGGCCAGCGGGCCATGAAGCGCCACGTCTACAGCCCGTCAGCGGAAACCAGCAACCAGCCTTATGTCTGGCTGAAGATCATCTCCCCGCTGGATATCACCGAAGGGCCGTTCCTCGTCACGAGCTGGCAGGACGAAGCGCCCCACGATGATGTGGCAACCTGGTCGCTGGAGGCCTCCAGCGCGGGCAATGTCGATGTGCGCGACGTGGGCGATACCATTACCATCACGACCCAGCCACAGAACCGCACGCTGGAAGAAGGCGACACGCTGACACTGACCGTGGCGGCCACCACCAGCGGCAGCTCTTCTCTGAGCTATCAGTGGCAGCGCGATGGGCAGGACATCAGCGGGGCGACGGCGGCAACGTATACCAAAGCTAACGTCACGGCAGCAGACGACGGCACCTATGCCTGCGTCGTGTCATCGTCTACGGCCAGCAGCGTATCGTCTGGTTTCGCGAACGTCGTAGTCACTGCTTAATTACGGGGCTTCGGCCCCTTTGAGGTTTTATGCAGGTCATCACTGATATCGGCCAGGCGGTGATCCGCGCTGGTGGCCGCGAGATATTTCTCAACCCTTCTTTTCTGGCGATGTCGCGGATCGGCGCGCCGGAGGATATCGTCAGGCTGTTCGTCACCGTGCATGCCGGACACTACCCGACGCATCGTATTAGCGAGCCGGCCATCATGCGTGACGTGCTGGCCCGCTGTTTTGCTGAAATGGCGGTGGCGTCGGCCCGGGTGGTTACCGCTTGCTGTACAGAGAACATTAGCCAGCTAATCGGTGTGTACATCATTTCCGCAAAAGGCAAACTGTCGTATCGACCCGGCCGACTGGCAATTCACGACGTGATAGAGCTGGCGAGACATCTGATCCGCCACGGCGTGATGGGTGACCAGCCGCCGGAGCAGCTAAAGGGCCGGAATAATGAATATTCTAATAAATTTGATGCCCGGTCATTCGTCTACACTGCTGTTGCTCACCTCGGCATGAGCGAGGCGGGGGCCTGGAACATGACAATGACCAGTTTCCGTGCCGCAATGAACGCCAAGTTCCCGGCGAAAGAGAACGACAAGATCCCGACGGAAGAGGCCTATGACGAGGTCATGGGCTGGGCTGACAGGATGGTTGAAATCGACACGCAAAGGAATCGCATGTAGTTCACGTCTGTTTAAAATTCAAACTTACCTGAGAATTTCTACTAACTTTGGTAGGCCACCAGTGGCATGGAAGTGATGTTAAGATGTTTCTGATTGCAATCAATGGAAACATCTAATGAAAAAGGTAGTTGCTGTTGCGCTTGGAGCGCTTTTATTATCTGGCTGTACAATCCGTGTTGCTGACATGACTGTTGGCAGCACCAAAAACTATAACCTGAACTCTGCTAAATTTGTGAAAGGCGCGCGGGTCACTGGTGAAGATACAGCACCAGTATTTATCTTCCCGCTGGGCATTCCAAACGTTAAGACTGCAATGGATCGCGCAATCGAAAAGAACCGCTGCGCAGTAGCTTTGTCTGACGTTGTTGTTACGCAGTTAAACCATGCGTTTATTGTTGGCCAGATTGGCTACCGTATCGAAGGCACCTCGGTTATTGACCGTAGCCAGCCGGGTTGCGAAAACGCTAACTGATAATTATGCCACCTCAGGGTGGCTTTTTTGTATCCCTCATCTGAAATCAAAAAATCAGGCATCACGTTGCGCTGTCGTGCTCACCTGATAGGATTAGCCTCATCCACATTCGCTAAGGCAAATAGCATGAAAATCTTGTTATCCCTTCTGCTTATCTTCTTTGTAACTTCAGCCAGCGCTGATGAATGCACTGGTGATAGCGGCTATCAGGTTTGTACCAGCACCGACGTTGACTCAAACGGCGACACTACCGTCTCATCATACGATACTGAGGGTAATAACTACTCAGTTACATCCGGAACGAGAGAGCATGCTGACGGAGTGAGTGAGGCTTTTTCCAGCGACAGTGAGGGCAACGAGTACTCAGTCAAAAGTTGGTGCGATAATTCAGGCTGCCACACCTCTGACAGTGACGGTAATATGTGCACGGTTACTGCCGCTGGTGAAACCATTGGCTGCTGAAATTTTAAAATTGGCTTTCGTTTATCGCTGTGCCTGTTAGGGTAAACCTGATCTTTTACTAGTGGGGATATTGAAATGAGTTTTGCGAGCCAATCAACCCAACAAAGGTTCCATTATTCAGATGCCGTTGTTTATGAACAATTGCTGGAAGCAATACCGGCAGTAGGTATGACTATTAAGCAAAAAGATGACGCACTTAAGCGTGTTTCCGTAAGCGCTGGTATGTCCCTTTTTTCTTGGGGGGAAAACGTTTCAATTGTTGTGAATGCAGATGGAGCCGAAGCTTGCATTGTTGGGATTGACTCAGCTTTAAAGCTTGGTGCGAATATTACAGGTGCTCACAGGCATCAAAAGAACTTTGACAAAATTATTTATGCGCTAAGCGATAAGCTAAAAGAGTGGTCAAGAATGAACCCTCAGCCAGCAGGCCCGGAAAAAACAGATGAAGAGTATCTGGAAGAGGCGCGAAAAAAAGCTGGCCTCATTTAGCTGATAATGGAAAAAAATTAAACCTCGCTACGGCGGGGTTTTTTATTGCCTGGAGAAAAGAAGATGTCAGAAAACCTTGGAACTATCGAATACATAATTAAGGCTGACACAGCCCAATTACTGACCGCTGATAAGGAGGTTACCAAGGCTACCGACAATATGGAAGATGGTTTTGGTGCAGCGGATGATGCGGCACAATCACTTTCTTCTTCTCTGGGCGAATTGAGTAAAATTGCCGCAGCTGTAATGGCGATCCTTTCTGTTAACCAGGTGTCGCAATATGCCGATGCATGGACCGAGCTGAACAACAAATTAGCGAATGCGCTGCGGCCAAATGAAGAGTTGGTGGACGTTACAGAGCGGATATTCAACATCACTCAGCAAACGCGTTCTAGCCTAGAGGCTACAGCCTCTCTCTATGCCCGACTGGAGCGAGCAACCCGCCAGTACGGCACGAGCGCAGAGGACCTTGTAAAACTCACAACGATCATCAACCAAGGTTTTGTAGTTTCCGGAGCTTCGGCAGAGGAAGCGGAAAATGCCATCATTCAGTTATCACAAGGGCTGGCCTCCGGCGCTTTACGTGGTGAAGAGTTCAACTCTGTGAATGAAAACGGTAATCGCCTGATAATAGCTCTTGCTGACTCCATGGGGGTCACGATCGGCCAGATGCGTCAACTGGCCGCTGAAGGAAAACTCACTACTGATGTTGTTGTTAACGGGCTTTTATCCCAAGGGGCATCTATAGGGTTGGAGTTTGCCAAAACAACTACGACGATTAGCCAGGCAATGCAGGTAGCAGGCAATAACATCACAAAGTTTTTTGGTGAGAGCTCATCAGTTAAAACTACAGTAGCGATATTCAATACCGCCATTATTGCCATGAGCGACAACATTGGCGGTCTTAGCGCCGTGCTTACTGCCGTAGCTGCATTAATGGGAAGCCGCTACGTTGGCGCTTTGACAATGGCTACCACTGCCAAAATAAAAGCAGCCTTGGCGAGTAGGGAGCAAGCCGTTGCGGAAAACCAGGCCGCACAAGCAGCAGCTCTTAAAGCCACTTCCGATCTTCGAGCTGCCACAGTAGCAAAAGACAGAGCTCTCGATGAGGTCAGATTAGCGCAGATGATGAAAGCCGCTGCAGCTAACAGCACAAGCCTGGCTGCAGCAGAAGTACGGCTTTCTGCTGCGCGGATAGAGGCAGCAACTGCCACGGATAATTACAACCGAGCGCTGGCAGTAAACACAACGGCTCAAACAGCAGCAACCGCGGCCGCAGATCGCGCAGCCATAACCATAAGAACGCTTGGGGCCAGGGCGTTGGGGCTGATTGGCGGCCCCGCTGGCTTGGCCATGTTGGCTGCAAGCGCAATTATTTACTTTGCGCAACGAGCAAAAGAGGCAAAAGACGAAGCGAATAAACTGGCTGATAGCGTAAATGAGCTTGGCGCTAAATTCCAGGCAATGTCTAACGCTGAACTCGCAGCCACAATTGGCAAACTTAGTGAAAACCTTCCCGAACTGAGCGATTCTGTTGCTGATGCCAGAAAAGAATTTGATAAGGCCACAGCATCAGTACAGTTCCAACAACGCGAAATCGAAAAATACGGTACTGGGACTACTCGAGGAAGGCAGGCTGCAGATGCTCTTGGCGGCGCCCAGGATCGTTTAGCAATTGCCACTTTTAACCTAGAGCAAGCCCAGCGGCGCTATAGCCAGACTCAAAGCGCCATCAATATAGGTCGTGCGACACTTAACGGAACGATGCGACAGGGTATTGATCTGCTACGCAGGGATGGCGATGAGGCTGGTGTCGCGGCAGGGATGATGGGGCGTCTTGGGCAGATGATTAACTTTGCCTCAAACGCAAAGGAGAAATTCAACGCAACAAGCCTTAAGGTAGATCGCCCTGAAGATATTCAGCAATACCTCGATAAGCAGCAGGAGCAGATATCTCTCCAGAGCGAACTTAATGATCGAAAAAGAGCGCAATTGAAAGCAGAGCAAGATATTAGGAGTCTTGCTGAGAAAAATGGCTCTACACCAGATGACACTGAAAGCTATGTGCGTATGGCCAGAGAGCGAGCTGGCGCTGAGTTTGATGCTCAGCAGGCGCAGAGAAATTCTAAGCAGGCAACTGAAGATGCTACTTCCGCAGCGAAAAAGTTAGCTTCACAGCAGGAGGCTATTTCACAAAAGCTTGCGAGCTTGAAACAAGAGTCAGAGTTAGCAGCGGACTCTACAGCAAATTTAAGCAGGGAGCAGGCAATCCTTAATGCGCAGCAGTCGCTTGGTAAAGCCGCGTCGGAAGAGCAGATTAAGCTTGCTGGTCAATATGCTGCAAAAAAATGGGACACAGCGAATGCTCTGAAAGCGCAGGCGGCTGCTGAGAAGCTTCTTCCTGAAGCACGAGAAAACGCCAGCTATAAGCAGGATGTTCAGGATCTCAAAACCGCGCTTGAAGCTAAAAAGATAAATCGCGACCAGTACAACAAAACAGCTGAGCGCCTTGAGCAGCAGCATCAGGCCAACCTCGCAAAAATTCGCGCTCAGGAGGTTGTGAATCCGATACAGCAGGCACAGGGAGAAATTGACCCTGTCCAGCAGCTTGCAAACCAGCACGCTCAAGAGTTGGCAATGATCCAACAGTTCGAAACCCAGAAAGGGCAGATAACCCAGCGCGGGCTCGAACTTATGAATGCTGCTAACACCGAATATGAGCAGCAGCGTATCGCAGCGCAGTGGGAGATCTTCCGCAACCAGAGCCAGGCTAATGAGATGTTGGCATCTTCCCTTGATGGCCTCCAGAGCGGCGCGAGTAGCGCCATAACCGGCCTACTTAGCGGGACGCAAAGCCTTCAGGAGGCCTTCGCCAACATTGGCACCACCATCCTGAATGGTGTTGTCAGTAGTCTTGTACAGATGGGGATGGAATGGGTTAAAAGCCAGTTGATGGGCCAGGCAGCCGCAGCTGCATCTCTGGCTTCAACTATGGCCCAGGCAACCGCCGCCGCTGCCGCCTGGGCTCCGGCGGCAATCAGTGCCTCCATTGCAACAATGGGAAGCGCTAACGCTGTAGGACAGACAGCATACGCGGGATCGCTACTGGCTGCTAAAGGCATGGCGGTAGCTGGTGCGCGTCGCTACGGAGGCAACGTCTCTGCAGGCAATGCCTACCGGATCAATGAAAACGGCCAGTCGGAGATATTCCAGACGGCTGGTGGTCAGCAGATGTTCATTCCGAACCAGTCAGGGAAGGTTATTCCGGCGGATAAGGCTGGTGGTGCTACATCATTCAACCCGGTAATGAACCTCACTATCAATACTACTGGCGGGATAAGCAATGAGGAATTAGCGAGAATGCGTAAGGTCTGGAACAACGATATGTTGAAAATGCTGATCGACCAGCAACGCCCCAATGGCGTACTCCGGAGGAAATGATGGCAGCAGTATTTTCCTGGAAGCCCCAGCGGAGCTACAGCGTTGATCGCACGCCGAACATTGCCGTCGTTAAGCTGGGCGATGGGTACGAGCAGCGGCAGGTTAAGGGCATAAATCCGCTGATGGCGAAATACAGCCTGGTGTTTCGCGGTGTAGGGGGGCCATGCAGGGCTAACGCGGCAAAGGAGGCTGAAGCTTTCCTGCGGGCGCGTATGGCGGTCGAGTCCTTCTACTGGACGCCATCCGATACGGGGGTACAGGCGCTGTTTGTCTGTCGATCCTGGGGCATGGTTAAAAACGGGCCGCTGTACGAACTGACGGCCACATTTGAACAGGTACCACGTTAAGCCGAAAGGCGGGAGAGGAAAATGCAAAAGGTATATTTAGGTTTAGACAAGGGTAAAAAAGCGGTGGTATTTTATGCTTCGATATTTAAGATAAAGGCCGGTAAATCGGCCTAATTATTTACTTAGGCATGAACTGTTGCAGTTCTTTTGAAAGCTTTTCAAAAGGCTCAAAGTTATACTGCGTGAGCTCAATCAATAATTGATTTTTTTCAGCGTCAGGCAATCTTGCGAATAATAATCCAAAAGCAAGTTTTAAAGCGGTTACTTCGTTTGCAACATCAGCTGCATTATTGCAGTTCGTCGCTAACCTTAATCCTTCGATATGGCGGATTCCAGCCATTTCTTTTTCCTTTAACAGAGGTGATCAGCCATCCCTCCTTAGTTAGATGCGTCCATGCCCAAACATGGACGGGCTGAATAACCAACATACCCAGGGATGTACATCAGCGACATCCTGATATTCAACCAGTAGCCACCTCCGGGTGGCTTTTTTTATGGGAGATTTTCGTGCGCGACATTCCACCAGAGCTAATTATCGACAGCGTTGATGCCGGAGTCGGCGCGTTTATCGATCTCTTTGAGGTTGATCTGCAGCCATTCGGTAGCGACGTTCTCCGCTTTCATTCCGGCACGAACGGTTATTTCGGTGATGTCATCTGGCGCGGCCTCGCTTACCCGGCGTACCCGATCGCTGTAGAGGGCTTTGAGTTTAAAAACGAGGGCACCTACGCCCGGCCAACAATGGCGGTCGCGAATATCTCCGGACTTATTTACGGCATTAACCACGATTTTAATGATCTCTACGGCGTGGTGGTCACCCGCCGGCAGGTGCCGGTTAAATACCTGGATGCGGTGAACTTCCCGAACGGCAACCCGGACGCAAACCCGACAATGGAGGCGGTCTCGCGCTACGTTGTGGAGGGGATGACAGAAGAGACGTTCGAGCAGGTGACGTATGAGCTGGCGACGCCTGTGGACTGCGATAACGCCATCATACCGGCGCGCACCATCCTGGCCGATGTGTGCCAGTGGCAGTACCGCGGAACCGGTTGTAACTATGACGGTCCGCCGGTGGCAGATGAGCGTGATAACCCCACCACCGATCCGGCAAAAGATAAATGCTCACACCGCCGCTCCGGCTGCCGCTTCCGTTACCCGCGCCCCGAGCCGATGCCAATCAGCAGTTTCCCCGGCTCCCAGAAGGTGTCCTGATGCAGGAATTACTCGATTATGCGGCCACGTCGCAGGATGAGGTATGCGGCCTGATCATCGATGGCACCCGGCTTTACCCCTGTCGCAACATTCATCCCAGTCCGGAAAGCCATTTCCGGATCAGCGATAACGACTGGCTGGAGGCGGAGAAAGAGGGCGAGGTGACCGCCATATTTCACTCACACCCGATGAACTCCCCGGTACTGTCCGGCGCTGACCGCCGGGCGCAGGTTGTAACAGGTCTGCCCTGGTGGCTGGCGTGCAACGGTGCGCTGCGTAAGTTCCGCCCGGTACCACATCTGCTGGGCCGCCCGTTTCAGCATGGCGTCACAGACTGCTACACGCTGTTTCGCGACGCCTATCACCTGGCTGGTGTGGATCTGCCGGACTTTGAACGGACAGATGGCTGGTGGCTGCGTGGTGAAAACCTCTACATCAAAAATATGGCAGCCAATGGCTTTCACCCGGTTCCTGCCAGCGATGCGCAGCCCGGCGATGTGATCATCCGCCAGCCGTTCCCGGGAGCTGACCCTTGCCACGCGATGATCCTGCTTGAAGGCGGCAAGGTGCTTCATCACGACTGCGCCGGGCACCTCAGCAGACGCGAGGATTACCGCCTGGCCTTTATGAGGCAAACCCATTCTATCTGGAGGCACGAACGATGCTCCGATTTAAATTTAGCGGGCATTTACGCCGATATTTCAGCGAAATCGAATTAGCCGTCGATACACCTGCGCAGGGGCTGCGCCTTCTGCTGGCGCAGGATCGCGCCTTCAAAAAGGCTTTTCTGGCGACGCCTGTGCAGATCCGCATTGATGGCGATGAGCTGGACGATGATAACGCGCGCTTACACATGGACCGCCAGCTGGATAGCGGAGCCACCATAACCTTTGTCCCGGTTGTGCAGGGAGCAGGGCTGGAAACCGGCACCATTGTTGCCATCGTGGCCATCACGATGTCAGTCGCTTCGGTTGCTTACTCGCTGTACATGTCCCGCAACATGAAAACCAAAACCTCAGCCGAGGCAGCGGAAAACAACACCATCACCAACAACTCATTCACCAGCACCGAGAGCCGTGTCGGCCAGGGTCATCCGGTCCCGATTCTGCTGGGTGAAATGGTGGTGGCTCCCAACGTGGTATCCCTCGGCATCGACACGTCGAATAACCAGGACTGGGATATTTCTATCAGTTAAGGTGAACATATGTCTTCTGGCGGCGGCAAAGCAAAAACCCCCAAACTCCTCGACGATAACCTCAAATCCAAACAGTTTTACCAGGTGCTGGATCTCATCACCGAGGGGCCAATTTACGGGCCGGTGGATCAGGAGCACCTGTCCTCATTTATGCTAAACAAGACGCCGGTTACCGATGCGCGCGGTAATATCAGCATTCCCGGTATCAGCGTTGCCTGGCGGCCTGGCTCAGAGTTTCAGAGCCCGATTAATGGCTTCGCTGCAGTCCAGGCATCAACCATCGTTAATGCGGATGTAACCTTTGATACGCCGCTGGTACGTACCGTCAGCGACTCAGATGTAACCCGCGTGCGCCTGAATATTGGCGTCACCGGGCTGGTGCAGCAGGACACCAAGGGCAATCAGCAAAACAGCACTGTTACCCTGGTGATTGAAACCCGCACGGCTAACGGCGCGTGGGAAATTCAGAAGACGGTAAATATCACTGGCAAGATCTCCGGCGAATATCTGGAGGCGCACACCATCGATGCCCCGGATATCAAACCGTTCGATATCCGTGTCCGCCGCATTACCCCGGACAGCGTCAGCGACCTGCTGGCGAACGGCACCATCTGGAACAGCTACACCGAAATCACTGACGACAACCTGTCGTACCCGTTCTCGGCTATGGTCGGGGCCGTAATCGACCGTGACCAGTACACTGACACACCGAACCGCACCTATCATCTGCGCGGGCTTATTGTCGATGTACCGGATAATTACGATCCGGTAACACGCACCTATTCCGGGCTATGGCTGGGCGGCTTCAAAAAGGCTTGGACCAATAACCCCGCCTGGCTTTTTCGCGAGCTGGTGAAAAACGAGCGGTTTGGCCTGGCCCGGCGTGCCGGTTATATCGATGTTGATGACGGCATGCTGTACGTTCTGTCGCAGTATTGCGACCAGCTGGTAAACGACGGCTACGGTGGGCTCGAACCGCGCCTGATGCTTAACGCCTATGTAACCGAACAAATCAGCGCGCGCGAGCTGCTGGATAAAATCGCAGGCATGTTCCGGGGCATTGCGCTGTGGGATGGTATGCGCCTGACGGTCATGCTGGACGCGCCGCAGGATCCGATCGCTACCATCACAAACGCCAGTGTGGTTGAAGGCAAGTTTTCCCGTAGCTCTGTTAAGCGCGCCGAAAAATACAATGCCGTGGTGGTTTCCTGGACTGATCCGGATAACGGCTGGGAACAGGTGAAGGAGTACGTTTCTGACGATGACGAGATCGCCCGGGGCATATATAACGAGACCACACTGGAGGCGTTTGGCTGTACTTCTCGTGGACAGGCATGGCGCGCCGGGAAATGGTTGCTGGAAACGGCAAAGCGGGAAAGCAGCCGCTTAACATTCCAGATGGCGCGCGACGCCATTGGGTTCACGCCCGGCGATATTGTTGAGATCATGGACAATGATTATGCCGGAACCCGTCTGGGCGGCCGCATTATGGTCCATTTAGGGAAAGTGATCACCGTTGATGCTGACGTTTCAGAGCTGGTATCGCTGGGCGACAGCATGTCGATTATGGATCGCACCGGGAAAATGGGCAGGCATGAGATCGTCGGCGTCGCCGGGCGCAACATTACCCTCCGCAACGCGCCCGCTTGGGTACGTAACGGCACCGTTTTTGCGATCTCCACCAGCGAGGTATCGGTCCGTTTATTTCGCATTCTCAGTATTGCCGAGACGGAGAACAACTCCGTCTACAGCATCACTGCGGGCCAGCATGACCCAAACAAACAGGCCATTGTTGATGATGGCGCAGTGTTTGATATCCCGAATGACACTCTGAACGGGTACCGAGTCCCGAACATTGAAAACCTGCGCATCCTGAATACCAACAGCGAGACCGTGCAGGTTACCGCCACGTGGGAAACGGCCACTACCACCAAAAAGCTGGTGTTTGAGCTCTGCGTTTATAACGAGGCTGGCGCGGTCGTTGCGCAGTACGAAACCGACCAGTTTCGCTATGAGTTTTACGGCCTGAATTCCGGGAGCTACACACTGGGTGTGCGTGGACGCAACGAGAACGGGATGAAGGGGGCCGAGACTCAGGTTAGCCTGATTATCGGCGCGCCGCGGCCGCCTAACTCGGTTCAGTGGATCCCGGGGCCGCTTCAGGCGACGCTGATACCGGTTATGTCGGTCACTGCCACTACAGACACCTCCTTCGAGTTCTGGTACGCCGGGGAAACGCCGGTACCGCCGACTGTTGATATTGAAAACAGCACGCAATTTCTGGGCCGTGGGTATCAGTGGACCATCCAGCAGCTGAAATTTGATCATACCTACTACGTGTACGTCCGCACCCGTAACGCCTTTGGCGTGTCTGATTTTGTTGAGGCCTCGGGTAAACCAACCGACGATTTCAGCGATATCACTGACGCTATCCTGGAGCAGATTAAAGACACCGAGCTTTTCAAGGATCTGATTGAGAACGCCGTCGAGACCAGCCAGACCGTCGCGGGCATGGCCGCCACCATCGCCGAAAATGCCGACCAGCTGGCCGCCGCCGTCGGCGCAACCCGGGAAACCGCCGAGGGGATTATCCAGAATGCTCTTGCGATCTCTGAAGTAGCGTTCCGGCAGTCGGCCCAGCAGGGCGCTAACTCGGCTCAGTTTGAGCAGTTGCGTGAAGTGATCGCAACTGAGACAGAGGCTCGAGTTACCGATGTCACCCGCCTGGATGCAGAAACCGAAGCTAACGCGGCAGGCATTACCGAAGTGCGCAAGGCGCTGGCCACCGAGGAGGAGGCGCGGGCCACAGCGGTTAGCCAGCTGACGGCGGCCACGAAAACCGCGTCTGATAAAGCCGATGCGGCAACTGATGCAGCTGATGCAGCTACTGAGCAGGTGGTGCAAAACACCGCGGCGATCACCGAGCTCGACCAGGTGGTCACGACGCTGGACAGTTCCACCGCCTCGCGGTTCGAGGAGATCACCGGCAAAACGGATGCAGCCAGCGGCGGCGTACGGAGTACGGCGGTCGCCCTGATAGAGAGCACTCTAGCGAACGTCAACCTGCAGCAGCGCCTGAGCGTTCAGTATGGCGATAACAAAGCCGGTATAGCGCGCGTTGACAACGTGATGGCTGACGCCAGCAGGGCGGTCAGTGAGTCGCTGAAAACGCTGGATTCCAGTGCTGGCGGCGGCACGTCTAACGTCACTGACCTTGCCAGAACGCTGGCGGACTTCTCGGCAGTCTCGGCCCAGAAAATCAACTCCATGACGGTGACCCTGAACGGCCAGACAGCATCGATCACGCAAAACGCCCAGGCTACTGCTGACCTCAGCGGCAACATCAACGCGATGTATAACATCAAGGTCGGCGTCTCCAGTAATGGAGTGCTTTACGCTGCAGGCATGGGGATCGGTATGCAGAACAGCCCCAGCGGAATGCAGTCACAGGTGGTATTCCTCGCTGATCGGTTTGCTGTGATGACCCAGGTGGGGGGTGCGGTAACGTTGCCGTTCGTTATCCAGAATGGACAGACGTTTATCCGCGACTCGTTCATCCAGGACGGCACGATCACTAATGCCAAAATCGGCGCGTTTATCCAGTCAGACACGTACGTGCCCGGCTCCTATGGATGGCACCTGAATAAAAATGGCACTTTCGAAAACTACGGAAGCGACGCGACCGGCGCGATGAAGCAGACCAATACAACGATCAGCATCAAAGACACAAATCGCCTGCGGGTGCAGATCGGCAGACTAACGGGGGTGTTCTGATGTCGTGGGGTATTCAAACGTGGGATGCCAACGGCAACCCGAACAACTACGGCCTGGTGCCGATCAGCGTGCTGGGTTATTTCGCAGTTGCCGCCGGGCAGCAGTCAGGCGCGGCGAACTATGTGGTTCCTGCGGGGTTTCGCATGGAGTTTATGCAGGTAACTGCCAGCGACAGCTACACCACTGCACGGCGCTCCATTACGGTGTCAGGAGGCACTATCACCCTGGGTGCGGCGGCGGATAATAATTTTGGTGCCGGTACCTATCCGGCTATTAGTGGTTTCGTCATTGCTTATCTGAGGGCCGCTTAATGGACTGGGGAGCATTACTGGTAACTGAGAACGGTGCGCCATTTATCACGCCTCAGTCGATACCGCTGGCGATGTACAGCAAAAAGAGCGCTGCAATCTCCGGATCCTCCGGCGCGGTCACAACCATTTCACAGGCATTTCCCTCCGGCAGGCCTGTTATCCCGTTCGTTTACTCGACCACTAACTGCGTGGTCAGCTATACCGTCGGGGGGAACGTCTGCACGGTCACATTCCGCAACTCGACAGCAGCAGGCACGGCGTACGTGTACTTCTTCACGATCTTTGCACAGACGCTACCCGAGTGGGGGGTAGCTATCTGGGACGAACAGGGCACCTGCATCCTGACAAACGAAACCAGGGTATTAACGGATGTTCAGGCAATCGGCACCAACGGCAGCGACAGCGCGGGCTTCTCGATTAACACCACGCTGGCGGGAAAATTTGGCATCGTTCCGGCGATGTCCGGCATGGCCACAGGCGTTATCACCGATGGCGGAACGCGGCCCTGGTCCTCGCAGTATTTCTTTTCAGCCGTTTTTAATGGCGGCACCACTCAGATTGGGCAGGCTCTGACTGGAGGCAGCGCCGGGAGCGGCGTATCGAACCTCGTATATCACAACATGAAAAACAGCGTTTACGCGCTGAATCTTGCTAACTACGACTGACAGCAACCTGTATTCCACACAGAACCCGCCGCGCGCGGGTTTTTTATTACCCGGAGAACACATGATTTACACCACTGGCACGATCGCCGGCAGCGGCAGCACACTCACTGGTACCGGCACCAATTTCACCGCAGCGGGCACACTTATCCGCAACGGTTGTACTGTAATCGTGTTAACCAGCCCGCCGCAGGCATTTCAGATCACCAGCGTTACCAGCGCCACGCAGCTGGCAGTGTCGCCCGCTGTTAACCCGGCAATCCCGGCAGGCACGCGTTACGCGATCCTGCTCAGCGATTCGTTAAGCGTTGATGGCCTGGCGCTGGATATTGCTGAGACGTTCGGCATGTATCAGCGCTACATGGGCGGGTTTGCTGACATAGTGCAGTCCAGCGGCATTGTGACGATCACCATCAATGGTAAACCCGTCACCGTGCCAGGCCTGCAATCAGTCGTTCAGAAAGACGCAACCGGAACGGTGCCGCTGTCTCTTGGCGGTACCGCCGCGACGGACGCTACCGGTGCCCGCAAAAACCTGGGGCTGGGTAGCGCGGCCACCCTAAATGCGGGATCAGGCGAGGGTAATGTGATGCAGAATGGCGCATCCATTTTCTTCAACGCAGTCAGGGTCTCGTCAGTTTACGATCTGAACACATTCACAGCCTTCCTTTCGACATATCAACAGACGCAATTTTTCCCGGGGACAGGTCAGGGCGTAATCATGAATGCGGTAATGGAGTCAAATAACCGCTACGGGTGGCGTCTGATAGGTGATTCCGGAGGAACACCGTACTGGCAGGCAAAAATAAATGATGTGTTGTCCGACACTTATAAAATCTGCGCGATCGGCAAAACGGTCACCGCCGATGCGAATGGATTTATTAAGTTGTCCTCTCCTGTCATAAAACTATTCACTGATGGCTCATGCGAAGCGAATGAAGAAGCCGAAGGCGTAACTGCTACCCGCGCGTCAGTTGGCGTATATAAGGTAACAGGATCCGCCGGGCTAAATAGTGACGGTATCTGGACCATCGAAATTCCACAGGACCTCAACGGCAACAGGCTTTGTTTTGTCGACGTTTACACAACTAAAAGCGGGGTGATTACGCTATCCGTATTTAAACGTCGTTTCGACATCGATACAGCAATGGTGGTTGCAGGTGAGCCGATGGATATTCCTGACGGGCGCTGGCTGGATCTGCGTCTCGATATGCCAGCTAATTCTGTATATAACCAGAAGCGCCTGGCCGCAGAACAGGCCTTGCCAGAAACCGATGCCAGCGCTTCAGATCAATAGGCCGCACCATCTTGATCTGGCCTCTCTTTGAAACTACTGTTCATATATACAGTATTTAACAGGGAGGGGCACAGAGTGGCTAAATATTCAGACATCGGTACCGCATTCAGGACGGCTACCAAGCGGGAACCTAGCGGCAGGCTGGTGGTGACCAGCGTTGATTTTGTGCGTGAGCTCGAGGCGGTGAATCACCACTGGTCGTTAGGCCGGGCGAACCGGTGGATAGCTCAGTACCAGACGTATTTCAGGGACTACACCCCTCATGAGGGTGAGGATAAGTGCTTCTTCATGATCGGCATGGGGAGGATCATGTAAATGGGCTTCCCGTCGCCAGCACAAGACTACGTACAGCGTCCGCTGTGCCTGAACGAGTTATTCAACGTAAACGGTAATACTCTGCTGATTGAAACGTCGAGCGGCTGGGCCGTGATCGACAAGTCGCGGCGGCCAGATCCCGGCATTGTTTTGCTGGTGAATGTCGACGGCTGCAACCAATTCGCCAGGTGGATGGGTGATGCGCTGATAACGGAAGAGGGCGAGGCGATTGAGGGGGAAGCGCTGGACGGCGTAACCGTTATCGGGCCTGTTATCGCGCTGATCAATGCCGTAAAACGGGGGACAATTGCCCGGTACTGTAAGGTATCTTGACGGGCGGGGATGTAGGCCTGGCAGATGAAGCGTGAAATGCTCTCGCCACGGTACACTACGTGGTGGGGGCTAATTGATCATATGCAAAAGGGGTCATCATGGCCCCACGATAACTTAACTAGGTTTTGCATAAGCAAGACCTAAGTTAGCCAAAGATGAAATGGGGCCTTTGTTATTTCCCGCAACTGGTGCGATTTAATCACATTAAGAGTAAGATGATGTTCGTCGAAGATATGGCTTTTAGATCAGCAGCTAACTTGAGGCGTAACGGTAGAAGAATGCTTTAATGATCATTGATTTAATTTAAGAAATTTATCAAATTATATTTGTAGACAGACCCTAAAATATCTTATGCTTGACTTTTGAATGTTTAACTGGACATGTATGAAACTTAGAAAGATCAAATGGAATAAACATCCTGTTCTAGGGGAGCTTGCGTTAGATTTTGTAAATCCTCAAACTGGAAACCCATACAACACTATCCTCCTTGCAGGTGAGAATGGTACAGGGAAATCGACCATACTTGAAGCAATTAGTGGTTTTTTAAACTTAGGACCGTATGAATTTTTTGATTTTATTGAGTATGAGGTTGGTGGTGATATATACAGGACTGCCAGTCAAACCGAGATACCTCATGAAAAATCCTTCTTTGATATTATAGGTCAAGATGGCAGCATTAAAAAAATTAGGCATAACAGGATTTTTCAGTCAGCATTATTAAATTCAGTAACAGAAGACTTAAGGCACTATGGTTGCGTTTATTCTAGAGCGCGATCAGACTATAAAACTCAAAAAATTACTTCGACTACTATTAGTGAACTTGATAAGAATAAGTATGATATCGATTCGACAGAAGATTTCACTCCGCTAAAACAATTGATTGTTGATGTGGTGAATCAAGATAATGCTAATTATTCAGAGCTTAATAGAGGTTTGGGTAATAATCCAAAGTCATGGAGTGAATTTTATAAAACATCCAAGCTATACAGATTTAAAAGTGCATTTGATAATTTCTTTGAAAAAATTAGCTATGAGAAAGTAGCTGATGTGGATGGTGAGAAAAGCATTCTTTTTTCTAAAAACGGCAAACTTATACCGGTGGACAATTTAAGCACCGGTGAAAAACAAATTGTATTTAGAGGGGTATTTTTACTAAGAAATACAAATATTTTAGATGGTGCCGCTGTCATGATAGATGAGCCTGAACTAAGCATGCATCCAAAATGGGAAAGGAAAATATTAAGTTATTACAAGCAATTGTTTTTTACGAGCGGAAGGCAAACAGCTCAAATTATATTTGCCACGCATTCAGATCATGTTCTTAGAGAGGCGCTAGTTGATAAACTTGACAGTATAGTAATAACTTTAGAAGAAAAAAGCGGGGTGATTGCTTGTCGTAATATAAATGCCCCATCTGTTTTACCTTCAATTACTACCGCTGAGACTACTTACTTAGCTTTCGATGTGGTTTCGAATGATTATCATATTGAACTCTATGGCTGGATCCAAGATAAAGAACAAAAGAATTCAATCAAAGCATGCGATGACTTTATAAAAATGCATTCGAGTTATGACCCTTCAAGGCATGCAAGGCCTTCAGGACATGGAAGAACCAGCTATGAAACACTTTGCACTTATATCCGTAATGCAATCCATCACCCTGACTCGGGCAATACTTTCACAGAATCAGAACTGAGACTGTCAATCGAATTGCTGATTGATGTTTGTAAATAG